GGGTTCGAATCCCTCACCCCGAACCCAAATCTGACTGGTTTTGTAGGTGTTTTCGAGCGGGGGCCAGTCCCCTGGGACGTTCCCTGGGACGTTCGCTGCGCTGCGGAGGGGGAGACGAGACACGCAGGGAGCGGGGGGAACACCTGCCCGAAGCCCGCGCGGAGGTTCTCCGCCTCGCGCACGTACCCCATCGTGGTCGCGAGGTCCTTGTGCCCCGCCCGGTGCATGATCTTCAGGGGCTCGTCGCCACGGATCGCGGCCCACGTCGTGCCCGTCGCGCGCAGGTCGTGGAAGGTCAGCTGCTTCCTCGTCGCGTCGCCCGCGAAGAGCTCGGCGCGCTTCACGCCGGCCGCCTTGAGGTTCTTCCGCAGCTGGCCCGCCCGGTAGCGGTGGAGGGGCCAGGGGTCGAAGAGCATCACGGCGTCGGGGCGCTCGTCGCGCATCGCCCGCAGGAGCGGCAGTAGCTGGGGCTCGATCTCGAGCCGCCGGGTGGCCTTGCCCTTCGTGCCGCGGATCTCGCCGGAGTCGGGGTCGACAGCCCGGTGCACGAGGGCGGAGCCGTGCTCGAGGTCGAGGTCCTCCCAGAAGAGCGCTTCCACCTCGCCGGCGCGCGGGTAGAGGTAGACCGTGACCGCGTAGGCCCGGCGCTCCTCGAGAGGGATCGCTTCGCACGCCACCAGCTGCAGGAGCTCGTCGGGGTAGAGGTAGGGCTTGCTCTTCTTCGCGCCCCGCTCGGGCGGCTCGATGTCCCGGCAGGGGTTGTCGGCGCGGCAGCGCAGGGCCTTGACCTTGCCCTTCGAGGCCTCGTGCATCGCGCGGGAGAGCAGCCCCCAGGTGTTCTGCGCCGTCTTCCACGACAGCCGCTTGGCCTGCACCTGGGTGTCGATCCACTCCACCCAGGCCTCGACGTCGGCGGAGGTGAGGGTCGCCACCTGCAGCGCGCCGAGGCGCGGCTCGACCCAGGTCTTCCACCGCCCCTTGTCGGACCGGGCGGACTTGAGCCCCCGGGCGGTGCGAGAGTCGAACCACCGGCCCGACCAGGCCGTGAGGGTCTCGCCGACGGCGGCCGCCGGGGAGGCCGGGGCCGCGGTGATCGACGGTGAGATCTTCCCCGACCTCACCCCGGCCGCAATGGTCAGGGCCGCCCGCTCTGCCCGCTTCCGCTGGTTGTACGTGATGGTGGCGGGGAGGTTGTGCCAGGGCCGCTTGCCGTTGTGGTTGACCCTGCAGCGCCAGTGGTCGGTGGGCTTCGGGTCGTCAGGGTTTCCGACCCATTCGAGGGACCCCGTGGTGCGCTTCGCTGGCATGGAGCCCGGGACGCTACCGCGGGTTGAGGCGCAACGTCCCGCCGCTGGCCGCGACGAGGCCTTCGAGGCTGTCGGGGTCGAGTAGGCCTGGGTTCGCCGCCGCCTCCCGACTCTCCGACGCCACCCACGCGAGCACGGCCTCCTTCGGCGCGAGCCACTGGCGCTTCCAGAGCTTCGCCCCGGGGATGGCGCCCGACCGACAGGCCTCGACGTAGGAGTCCGGGTGGATCCACGGGGGGAGGGTCTTCTGGCTGAGGTAGCCGAGGTCGCGCCCCTCCCGCTCGGCGCGCACGAGCTGCACCCGCACGACGGCATCGGCGATGCGCTCCGCCAGGGCGTCGATGAGCAGGTCCAGGACCCGCGCCGCCACCGACGGCCGCACGGGGAGGGCAATCGCGTCACGGTCAGCCATCGGAGGCCTCCCTTCGGCGCACGGCCTCGGCGCCAGCATCGAGCATCTGTCGGCGGAGCATCCGGAGGCCGAGGCTGCGCTCGTCCCCTTCGAACGCGCCCGGAACTGCCCTCGACAGCCCGACGAGGACCGCGTCGAGAGCGGCGAGCGCGACGTCGCGGTCCCTCGTCACCCACGTGAGGTCGCTGGCGTGAACTCGGCGCTGCTCCTCGTCGGCCTGGTCGAGCGCGGCCAGGCGGGCGGCCTCAGCGGCGAGCTGCTCGGCGAACGAGTCAGCCACGGGACACCACCTCCCACCGGCGGTGGCTGCCATCGACGACGATGCGCCACGTCCAGCCGTACTTGTCGCGGATGAGGAGGTCAGCCACGGCGGGCCTCGATCGCTGCGATGATGGCGGCTTCGAGTTCGTCCTCGGCGTCCTCGCGTGCTGCCGTCTGGAAGTCGTACTGGGTCACCTCGAAGGGCTGCTGACGGGCGCGCCGCACCGTCTGCACGAGGTCGATGATGCTCGTGCGCTCGGCCTTCGCCCCCGCCGCGCGGGCGTGGCTCAGGCTGTTGAGCACCCGTCGGAGGTCGGACTTCGCCACGCTGGTGGCGTCACCCTCGTAATCCACCGCTTCGAGGGCGCGGCGAAGGCGTGCGAGGGCCGCGGCGGTTCGCTCAGTCGCCATCGCCCACCTCCACGTCCATCAGCCACCACATCTCGCGCACCGCCCGCGCCGTGCCCTCGCCGCGCACGGCCGCCGCGTCGACCGGCGGCTCGCCGACCGGCAGCCGCGTCGCGCGCACCGGTGCGCGCCGTCGGCGGGCGAGGCGGACCACTTCGAGGGTGCCCTGCTCGCGGGCCGCGTCGAGCTCGTGCGCCAGGGCGCTGTTGTCGAGGGGGGTCATTGGAGAACCGCCTCTCGGGTGGGGGCGTCGACGAGTAGCGCTACTCCGAGGAGCGCGAGGTCGGCGTCGAGAGCACGCGCGGCCGCGAGGGACATCGGCCCGAGCTCGCGGTAGAGCGACCCCGCCGGGAGGTGGTTGGCGCCCGCGAAGATCTCGGCGCGCGCGGCGGGCGCCAGGGCCTGCCAGTCGGCGTCGAGCACCCATCGGGAGGTCTCGGCGGGAGGCTTCTTGGTGGGCTTCTTCGCGGGCGCCGCAGGCTTCTTGGACTTCGCCCTGGCCGCGGCGGCGACGTGCACGGCCTCCCACCATCCGTCGGCCAGGTCGAGCCCCTTGTACAAGCCGCCGACGCGCAGGGAGAGCGCGCCGTCGACGATCTCGGCCGAGTCCGCCCAGGCCACCGGGCACACGTCGCCCTCGTCGAGCGCTACGCCCGCGCCGAGGTCTTCGTCGCGCACGAGGCCCGCGACCACCCGCCGCCCGATGGTGGTCACCGCATCGTCGCCCACCCGCAAGAGGTGTGAGGGGGCCGTGGGCGCGCGCCGCTCGAAGCACCCGGGCGCGAGCGACTCCAGGCGCGCCGCGATCGACGCGGGTACCACCGTGCGCCAGCGATCGTCGGCGTCCGGGGCCGTGGACTCCGGGGTCCAGAGCACCAGTGTCTGCGGGTCGAGCGCTTCCTGGTGCGCGATCGGCTCCCAGCCCTCGATGGCGACGAGCTCGACGAGGGGGTCGGCGTCCACCGCGGGTGACGGCGCGACCACCGGGGCCGGCGCGCCCACCATCGGGAGCGCGAGCTGCTGCGGCGGGAGGACGGCGCCCGCCCGGGTGCGGCCGGTGAAGGTCGCGACGGGCTCGCCGTCGGCCGCCCGCCACTCGATGTGCGTGCGGTCGGCGGTACTGCTCATCACGACCTCGACGCCCGGCAGCACGCCGCGGAGGGCGAGGGCGATGGCCGCCCGGAGGTCGGTCGCGTCGCCGCCCATCACGCCACCGCCCGGATCTGCTCGACCTGCGCCACGAGCTGCTCGAGCGCGTCCAGGCCCCCCGCGCGCTTCACGATCCCGGCCACGCGGGCGAGGAGGTCGGAGGGAGGCGCCGGCGAGGGCGGGGCCGGAGGCTGGACGGGGGCAACGGCTTCGACGGGCGCCGGAGCGCGCTTCGCCCTCGACGGCTTCGCCACCCTCCTCGGTCCCCGCCCGCCCTGCGTCGCCCGCCCCGGCGGCGGCTCTCCGCTGGCCTCTGCCTTGGCGAGCGCCACGACCCACGCCCGCCCCTGCTCGGGCGTCTCCCGGTGCGCGCTCCTGCGCTTCTGCGCGCGGTCACGGTCCGCCGTGCAGAGGTCGCGCAGCGCCGCGTGCAGCTTGTCGCTGTAGGGCGCCGACGGGCTGCCGCAGGCCGCGCACGGGCCCATCGACGGATGCATGACGCGTCCGGCGATGGGGATGCCGGGGCCCGGCTCCTCGGGCGCAGGCCCGACGGCATCGACCGGGCGCATGGCCACCCGGGCGCGCGGCGGGACGGCCTTCACCGCCAGCGGCCCCGGGGGCTGGATCTCCGCGCCGCCCTGGGTCGCGAGCGTGGCCGAGAGCACCGCCTTCTGGGCCGCGGTGATGCTGGGCGACCACGTGTGCACCTTCCCGTCGTGCACCAGGGCGGCGGGCACCTTGGAGGCGGTGACCGCCTTGCGCGCGGCGGCGGGATCGTCGAAGGACTTCGCGAGACCCGCCAGCTTGCCCGAGATTTCCCAGAGGTCGTAGGTGCTCACGCGGCGGCCCTCCCAGTCTGCTCGGCCTGCCCGCCCTGCCCGTCCAGCACCGCCTCAGCCGCGAGCTCTTCCGACGACGCGCTCATGCGCCACGCCCGGCGACGCGACTCCAGCATCCGCCCCTCGGCCTGGCTCGCGCTGCACCCGAGGTGCGAGGCGAGCCATTCGGCCAGCGACTCCGTATATCCCTGCTCATTCGACATCGGCCATTCTCCTGCTGCTGCTGTTACTGCTGCTCAGTCGGATATCGGCGGACCGGCGTGCCTATGACGACACCAGCGCCCGAGGCGCGGCCGGTCCTGGGGTCACACGGTCGTCAGCTCTCGGGCGTGCCGCGATAGACGATCACACCCGTCTTGCTGGTGAAGTCGGCCGCGGCGTCCGCCACCGCGTCCTCCAGGGCGAGGTCCGCCCGGTGGACGGTCAGCGTCCAGGCGCACCGCTGGCCCGCGATCTTCGTCGAGAGCCGCACGGGCAGCTTGTACGCGGCGCCGCCCTGCACCACCGGCACCTCGATGACGAGGAGCTGCGGGAGCGTGACGCGGCCTCGCTCCTCGCCCGTGCTCTCCGCCGTCGCCTCCGACTTGAAGATGATGTTGACGTTCCCGTGCGCGTCGCGCTCCTCGGTCGCGCGCGTCTCGACGTGCATCGAGATCCGGCGCGCGAGCCGCAGGAGCTGCGACGGCGAGGCGATCACCCGGCGGGCGGCGAGGTCGAGCATGTCGCCGTCGAGGGTGCCGTCGGGCGCGTCGTCGTCGCCCCCGACCAGGGCCCGCGCGATGTCCATCACCCGGGCGCCGGCCGCCTCGGGTCCGCGGATCTCGGTCACGCGCGACTCGAGGAAGGCCGCGAGTTCGGCCTGCCCCATCGGCTTGCCGCTCACGCCCTGCCACGCCTTCCACGGGTCGGAGAGCGGGAAGGCGTAGGTGGCCCGGTGGTCGCCGTGGCGGGCCTGCCCCTGGATGGTGTCGAGGTGCGTGTCCTGGCCGCAGTTGTAGTTGTAGACCACGGACAGCTTCGCGGCCGTCGCGCTCGCGTCGAGCCAGGCCACCGTGTCGCCGTCCTTGTGCCGCGCGACGTGGGCCTGGAGCGAGTCGAGGGTCTGGTGCTGGCTCGTGCCCTTGGCGCGGGCGGGGTACTCGCGGCGGGCGTCCAGCATCGGGAGCGGGTCAACCACCTGCATCCCATCGGGGATGACGAGGAGCGAGGCGCCATCGTGGTCGCCGCGCGAAGCCTCGATGCTGGTCGGCTCGTGCGCCTCGCGGCTGGCCTCGAATACCGCCGCCATATCGGACACATTCTCTTCGTTGATCGCCATTGAGCTAGACCTCCTTCGCCTTCCTGAACTCGCCGCCCTCGGACTCCGTGCTGGACTCGCGCCCACCGGCCAGCTTCTCCAGGGGAAGCCGCTTCTGCACCGGCGCCTCCGTGGAGAGGTTCCCGCCCTTGGTCACCCAGAGGTTGAGCTCGCGGCCCTTGCCCTTCGGCTCCTTCACATTGACGTCCGCAAGGATGTCCGCGTGCCCCTTGAGGACGCTGATCTTGAGCGAGAGCGTGAACTCGCCCGTGACCTTCGCGTCCTTCGCCGCGGACGCCGCGCGCAGCTTCGCGACGAGCTTCTGGAGCTTCTCGCTCGCCTCGTCGTTGAGGCTCTCCTCGCCCTCGTCGCGCATCCCCGCGAGGAGCACGGCGAAGGAGCGCGGGCCTTCCTTCAACGGATCAAACTTCTCTTCCGCCATCGGCGTCTCTCCAATGAACATCGCCCGTGATTGAGCGGCGGCCCCGATGCGATTCGGACGCATCTCCACCCCCTCCAGCGTGTCGAGCGCCTTCGGGGGCGTATCCGGGTGCGCGACACAGGCCATATGGCGCGCGGGGCCGGAGGTGCCCCGCCCATCCATGTTGGAAGAGCGGGGCGGGAGTCAGGTCAGAAGGGGATGTCGTCGCTCCCGGTGGCGTTGAAGTCGTCCACGGGGAAGTCGTCGCGGGTCGCCACCGGCCTCCGCACCTCCGGCCCCCGCGTGGGCTGCACGGGGGCGGGGCGGGCGGGAGCGGGGCGGGCGGGAGCGGGCGCCGGAGCCCCGGTCGCCTTCGCGCTCGCGGTCGCGGCCTGAGCGCGCGCCTTCATCTGGGCGAAGAAGGCCTTCTTCGCGTCGACCGGGGGCGGGGCGAACGCCTTGAGCGTCTGGCCCCCGCGCGGGGCGTTGATGAACTTCGCCTGCGCGTAGCCGTTCTGGTTGATCCCGATCACCACCTCGACGTCGCCCTGGTCGAGGCCACCCACGTCCTCGTCGATGGTGTCGAGGTCGCCCTGCAGGCCCATGGCGCGCAGCGCCTCCATGGAGCGGTCGGCCGTGGTGCGGCCGTTCTTGTCGGCCTTGTCGGTGTCGAAGTAGAGGCGCCCGCGCACCTCCTCGCCCGACGCGAGCCGCAGGATCAGCGCGAGGCAGACCCCGCCGCTCTGCGCGGTGTCCCACAGCCAGCGCACGGCGCGGGCGGGGTGCTTGGAGCCATCGAGGAGGCCCTGGGTGTGGTCGTATCCGATATCGGAAGGGCTGTTATCGTGTTCGGTCGTCATGGTCGTGGTCTTTTCTGCGTTGTGCGATCAGGCGTTGGGGTTGCTGGAAGAGAGGGCGTTGTCGGTTGAGGCGGCCTCGCGCGTCGCGATGCCTGCGGTCACCCGCGAGAGCATCCCGGCGAGGCGCGCGGCGTCGTGGGGCGTGGACTCGGCGGCCACGCGCGCGGTTTCCCCTGCGGTGGCGTCGAGGGCGGTCAAGCGCGCGATGGCGCTGGTGAGCTCGGCGCGGATCGCGTCGGCCACCTCACGCGCGCCGCGGTTGAGCCCGTCCGCGAGCACGGACCAGGGGGCCTCGACGGGCATCTCGATCTGGGGCGGGAGCCGGTAGCGGTTCTTCGCAACCCAGCCGGGGGACTCCTCCGTCTCGACGACGCGCCGGTTGCCCACGCCCTTGGTGCGGCCCGTCTCGGTCTTCTGGCCGAAGGTCTCGCGCCGGGCGAAGAGCACCGCGTCGAAGCTCTCGTAGAAGAGCCCTGCCACTCGCTTGTCGACCTTGAGCGTCCAGCGCTCCCAGTCCTCGCCGGAGGGATTGGGCACCTTCTCGATCTTGCTGTGCGCGATCAGCACGATTCGCATCCGGCGCTTCGTGCGGAGCGTCTCCATCTCGCGAGCGAGGACGCGAAAGGCCTCGTAGGCTGCGACAAAACCCTTGCCAAACCCGAAGCTTTCGATTGAAGACTTCCGCTCGGTCCGGCAGACGTGTTGCCAGCAAAGCCACTCGGCGCGGTCGAGGGTGTCGACCACCAGCGTCTTGAAGGGGTGCTCTTCGGTGATGAGCCACCGCACGGTGGCCAGGAGCTGGTCCCACGACTCGATGGTGTCGTCGCGGTCGACGTCGAGTTGCTTCGTCCCATGCTCCAGGTCGAGAAAGAACGGCGCGGGCGCGTCGGCGCAGAGCGTCGACTTCCCGACGCCGGGGGCGCCGTGGATGACGATGCGCTCGGGGTCGGCCTGGATACCGCGCGTGATCTTGGGCGCGAAGGGCACGGGCGCAGGACGGCTGTTCGTCTGTGGCGGGTTGTTCGGATTGTTCGTGTTCGGGGCGTTCATCGGGCTCTCTTTCGTGTTCGTTGTGGTCAATGGACTTCGCGCGCTGTCGGCTCAGGCCGCGCGCGCGGGCCTCTGGATCTCCGCAGGCAGTTCCCCGTGCACCAGCGGCAATCGCCGGTAGCGGGTCACGTCCGCCGCGTTCGCCGTGCCTTCGCAGAGCGGCAGGTAGGGACAAGCCGCGCCGTACTTGAAGCAGGCGTCGGGGTTCTGCGGCACGGCGCGCACGTCCCCGCCCGCCTTCTGCACAGCCGCGCGCGTCTCTTCGATCTCGCGCACCGTGTGCCAGAGGGCCCAGCCGTGCGACTCAGACTCCTCCGCGCTCCGCACCACCTCGACGTGCGAGAGCGCGCCCTCCGGGCCGTCGTCGGCCAGCGCCATCATGCAGCGCTCCTGGTAGGCCTCGGGCGTCTCGTTGTGCTCACGCTGGCCCGACTTGAGGGCGCCGCCGGGGTCGGTCTGCACCCGACCGTCGGCGCACCATGCCCCGGCGTCGTCGTCGAAGTGCGGCGCGGGAGTGCTCTTCTTCTTCGCGCACTCCTTACAGGCGCGGTCCTTGGGCTTCGTGTACTCCCGACGATCCTCCGGCGTCGCGAGGAGCGGCCGCACGTCGGGCTTGCGCAGGATGTCCCAAAGGGCGAGGTCGGCCGGATGGCCCAGCGCCTCGCAGCCCAGGAAGTAGGTGCTCACCTGGGGGTCGAGCGTGAGGCGGGCGCGGTAGTCGGAGCCGGATCGCGTGTCCACCGAGGTGGTCTTGTGGTCGGCCAGCGCCACCCGCCCATCGGCCAGCCGCAGCACCAGGTCGATCTTCCCGGCGACCGCCCACGTCCGCGCGGCCTGCCCGGTGAGGGGGTGGCGGAGCTCGGTCGCGAAGGGCACCTCGACGCCCAGGACCGTCACGCCGGCCGCCCAGCGGCTCCACCGGGCGTCGTAGGCCAGGAGCATGGCGGTGGCGCGGGCGTAGACGTAGGGGTCGGCCTGCAGCGGCTCGCTCGACCCGAGGGCGGAGAGGGCGCCCTCGAGGGCCCCGTAGCCGTCGACGTCCCGCCAGGCGCACCACCACGCCTCGAGGCCGCCGTGGATCGCGGTCCCGAAGGCGGTCGCGCCCGACTCCGGGGCGGTGCTCACCAGCCCGAGCTCGTACTTGTAGAAGTCCGCCCGGGGGCAGGTGCGCCGCAGCTTGATGCGCGAGCTGGTGAGCAGGTGCCTCACCGCACCGCCCTCCGCTCGTCACGCCCCTCACGGTCGCGCTCGATCATCGCCTGCGCCACCATCACCATCGACTCCGACGTGAGCTGCGCGAGGGCGCGGCGCTCGGTCGCGCGGGCGCCCTGGAGCGCGTCGAAGGCCCGCAGGTAGACGGCCGCGAGCTCGGCGTCGGTGGGCGGCGGCGCCGGGACGGTGGGGGCCGAGCGCGGGACGCCGTTCACCTCGTCGAGTCGGCAGAGGCCGCACTCGTCGGCGCCGACGGGGAGGCCCGCACGGTCGCAAGGGCAGCGGGGAGGGAGGGTGCTCAGCACGGCTGCACCTCGGCCCGCGCCACCTCTTCCGAGCGCTCCCAGAGCCGGTCGGCCTCGCGGTCGTACTGCGCCGCCTTGAGGGGGAGGCCTGCCATGTAGGCCTGCCACGCGAGCGACTCGGCCAGGAGCGGGCTCCGGCGCAGGATGCGGACGGACTCCGCGATGACGGCGCGGGTCACGAGGCCACCTGCGCCGCGCTCGGGGCCTTCGCCGCCCACCCGTACCCGAGGCGCCACGTCTCGAGCTCCTCCTGGGCGTGCACCATCCCGGCCGCGCCCGCCGCCGCCATCCGCAGCGCAAAGAGCTCGCGCATCAGGTCGGGGCACTCGGCGACCACCATGGCCGCGGCGAGGCGCCCCTCGACGGCCGAGGCGATGGCGGAGGCCCGGGCGCCGGGGCGGGTGTAGGCGTCGGCCGTGTAGGCGAGCGCCGAGCGCAGGATCTCCCGCGCGAGCTCGTCGGGGTCGCGAAGCGCGCTCATGACGCCACCCGGGCGCCGGCGGAGGGGAAGGTCGACGGCCGCACCGTCGCGACACCCGGCCGGGGCGCGTGCGGGTCGCTGCCCATGGTGGAGAGCCAGTCGATGAACTGCTCCCGGGCGCAGTCGAGGAAGGCGGAGACGTCTTCGTCGGCGCTCAACTCGGCGGCTGTGGGCTCCCCCTTATAGGAGCCGTACTCCGCGATCAGGCGGGCGCCGTCCGGGTCGGGCTCCTGGGGCGGGGTGGCGGCGCGGAGGGCGGCCATCTCGGCGGCGATCTGCTCGGCGGCGTGCTCCGCCGTGTAGTCGCCGTCGTAGGAGGCGGGGGAGTCGAGGTCGGCGGGAGGGTCGAGCTCGAGCCCTGGGAGGTGGTGAGCCTGGGTGCGGGGGAAGAACGTCGACATGGGCCTCGGGGCCCGGCGGGGGTTGAACCGCTGGGGTGCCCGAGGTGTAGCTACTGCGACGGTAGCCGTCAACAATATTTCGTCGCAAAAGCTACAGCCGAAAACTTTAGCGGGGGAGCGGCGAGCGGAGGGCGGCCGTCAAGGCCCACGCCGGGTAGAGATCAGCGCCCCCCTGGCTGCTCATGACACGGAGGAGAAACGCGGCCGTCGCGAGCCACCAGTCAGTCTCGTTGAGGTGCAGCTTCCTGCGCAGCCCCAGACCGTGCAGCAGCTCATGCAGGCACGACAGGTTGCGCTCGTAGATGTCCCCCTGCGACTGCACGAACAGCGTCGTGGCCGTCGAGGCGCCGCACCGGCCCGGGAGGTAGACGCTCACCACACGGAAGCCTGCGGCGCGGGCCAGTTCGAACGGGTCGGAGTCGAGCGGGAGCCCGCCGCACTCGCTCGGAAGGCGTTGAAGGAAGCCAGAGATCCAGCCAATCCCGAGCATCGGGCCGACGAGCCCGATCAGCCCCCACTCGGCGCGAAGGATCGCCTCGACCTCTTCCTGCGCGGTCATGCAGGTGGGGGCTTCGGCCAGGTGGTCGTGCATCCCCGGAGGGTGCCGCTGGGGCTGCGCGGCCGTCGATGTGGAATCCTTGACGCTGGACGTTCCCTGTCCGCGCCCTACTGGCCGCCCGCGTTGTCCTCGCGGTCCTGAAGGATCGCCTCGTACAGGCGCATCAGGAAGTCGACGGAGAGGACGGGCCTCGCGCGGCTCATCCCGATGGTCTGCATCTCCGCGATGGCCGATTCATCGGCCGCGACGCCGCGACGCGCGAGTTTCGCCCGGAGTTCCTGCTCCCTCGTTGGGTAGAGCGGGTGCTGCCCGAGCTGGTCACCGCCGCGCAGCGCGGCCGGGTCGAGCTCGACGGACCGGCCGACGAGCGCGTCGAGACTCTGGCCCGTCACGTTCGCCATGCCGTCGAGGAGCTTCTGGCCGACGCCGCGCTTGCCGGAGAGCACGTCGGAGATCGTCGCGTGGCTCACTCCCAGGGCCTTCGCGGCGTGCGTGATGACACCGCCGAACCGCAGCGTGATCAGGTCGCGCAGGCGTCGGCGGAGGGCATCGTTCTGCGCCGCGGGGAGAGCTCGTTCGCTGGCCATGCGGTGGAGCGTAAGCGGAGCGAGTGTCGCGGAAGCTACATCGTGCATGGCTCAACCCCTTTGGTGGCGGTAGCTACAATGCCGGAAGGTGTCGCAGAAGCTACATTGCGCATGGTCTAGCCCATTCGGAGGCGGTAGCTACGGCCGTGGAAGTCGTCGCGGAAGCTACATCGGGCGAGGCCCGGTCTTTCGGCAGCGGTAGCTACAGCAAAACTGTTGACCGATTCTGTAGCAGTAGCTACAACGCGGGTCATGAGCAACCCGAACGACCCGGGCCCGCGTCTCGCCGCATGGCGCGCGGACCATGACCCGAAGATCACGCTCCAGTCCTGCGCCGACGCCGTCGGGGTGAAGCACCCGACGTGGCTGGACTGGGAAAACGGCAACCGATCCCCCGGCCTGGAGAAGGCCCTCGCGATCGAGCTCTTCACCGACGGAGCCATCAAGATCGAGGCATGGGGCTTCGACGCCAAGGTCTTCGAGACGATCCGCAGCGTCATCGCGCGGCGAGACGAGTCCGAGCCTGAGCCCGTCTTCAGCGACCTCCCCACTCCGCCTGCCCTGCCACCTCCGCCCGCCGCCGACCCGGTCGCCGCGGCTTCCCTCGCCGCGGCGAGGGAAGCGCTCGCTGCGGATGACGCCCGGAGGAAGGACATCGTCATCAAGGCAGCGCTTGCGCGGAAGGCCGAGCGCGACGCGGCCGAGGCCGAGCGGAAGCGGGTCGCCTAGATGCGCGCCTTCCTCACCCGCCACGCCGCCGCCCTCTACATCGCGGGCGGCATCGCCCTCGTCGCGGGCGTCGCCATCGCCCTGCACGTCGCCCTGCTCGCGGGCGCCATCATCGCGGGCGTCGGCTGCGTCACCATGGGCGCCACGCACGGGCGGGTGGGGGCGTAGATGGCCCTCACCCCCGCCCAGCGCGAGGCCTCGCGCTACCTCGGGCTGCTGATCGACGAGGCGACCACATCCCGCCTCAAGATCCACGGCTTCCACGGCGCGGGCTTCGGCTGCGTCGCCCGCGGGATGGAGCCGCCCCGCTCGATCAGCAGCGCGCTGAGCGTGTGCATCGAGGAGGCCGCCGAGCCCGTGCGTCTGAGCGGCGTGGGCGGGTCGAGCGCTCAGGACGGCCCCGAGGCCGAGGGACAGGTAGAGCAGCACCAGGGCGAGGCGGGCGGCGTTCATGGAGCGAGCATCGGGCGCGCCTGCCGCAGCGGGGAGTTGGTGCCATCGTGAAAAATCCAACCCCGCCCACGGGCGTCTCGACCTTCGTCCCGGCGCGTGTCACCGGCCGCTACAACGCGGCCCGCGACCTCAAGGCCACCTCCCGCGCGCTGGTGAAGGCCGGGAACGCCTGGGCCTCCATCGCGCGCTGCGCGGAGATCCTGGGCATCAGCCCCGAGGGGTTCCGGCTCTTCACCGTCGACGGTGACCCGGCCATCGCGTGCGGCGACGTGGAAGCCCTCGGCCCCCGCTTCGCTGTCCCCTTCTACCAGCGCCGCCTCGCGCGCCTCCAGGCGATGCTGCCCGCGACCCAGCGCGACCTTCGCGACCTCGCCGAGATGGCGACCGAGCGGTGCGCCGCGCTCATCAAGGGCGTGCGCGAGGCCCGCAAGGACGAGCACATCGACGAGGCCGAGTACGACGAGCTCGACGCCCAGGCGCTGGCCGCAGAGGCCGACATCGCCGCGGTGCGCGCGGAGATCGCGCGGGGCCGGGCGGCGCTGCGGGCGAGGGAGGGCGCGCGATGAAGGCGAAGAAGCCCGCATCGCTCGTCGGCTCCCGCGAGTCCGCCCGCACCGCCCAGCGAGAGAAGGACACGCGCGCCTTCCTCGATACCGAGGTCGCGGGCCTCGACGACGGCGAGATGATCGACCTCGCCGACGACGCGGAAGAGGCCCTCCCGCTGACGGTGCAGATGCGCGGGATGCGCGCGGCGGAGGAGGCGTGAACGCCCCCGCCAGCCGTCCGTCGAAGCTGCCCCCGGGCGGGCGCCTCTGGACCGATGCGGAGGAAGACCTCCTTCGCAAGCACTACCTGGAGCGCGGCCCTGCGTGGTGCGCGGAGCAGTTGCACCGCACCCAGGGGTCTGTCTGCAAGCGAGCCGAGAAGTTCAAACTCTATCGGCACTCCCGCCGGTGGACGCCCGAGGAAGACGCCATCCTGCGCCGGGAGTGGGGCGAGCTTGGGGAGCGCCGCCTGCGCGCCATCCTCCCCGGGCGCCGGTCGCCCGCCATCGCGCGCAGGGCAGAGACGCTTGAGCTCGAGGACGCTGCGCAGGGGCTGGAGACGGTCACCGCCGCGATGAAGCGGGTCGGGATGAACCGCCGGCAGCTCCTTCGGGTGATCACCGAAGCGGGCGTCCGCGTGAAGCTTCGGGTTCGTGGGAGCGGGAAGCGGGCAACGAACCGCGGGCTCTACCGATGGCGCTGCGTCCGCCCCGATGACGTGACGGCGGCCGTCGAAGCGTGGCTCGCGCGAGGGCGCGCGACGCTCACCTGCCCCGAGGCCGCGGACCGCTGCGGCGTCTCGGAGACGACCATGCGGCGCGCGCTGCTGACGCTCGCGGCAGAGCGAGACGTCGACGGGATGCCGCAGGGGCGCCCGTGGTTCGTGTCGCCTGCGGACGCGGACGAAGCGCTGGCGCTCTACCGCTCGCGCCTCGTCGGCCGCTGGCCCGCGCATCGCGATGGAGGAGCCGCCTGATGTCGCGCTCCTCCCACCACCACTACCCGCCGCCCTCCCTCCCGCGCGCACCCCACGTCCACCCCGCGGTCGCGGAGCTGGTCGCGCAGCCGGTGGTGCAGGGCGCGGACGGGCTCGACCTGCTCCGCCAGAGCAGCAGGCCGAAGACCACGCACGTCCTTGTCTTCGACACGGAGACCACGGGCCGCGACCACGACGCGCGGATCGTCGAGATCGCGCTGGCGAAGGTGTGCCTGGCTACAGGCGAGATCATCAGCGCCCGCTCGTCGCTGGTGAACCCGGGCTGCGCCATCCCGCGCGAGGTGAGCGCCATTCACGGCATCACCGACGCGGCCGTCCGCCAGAGTCCCTCCATCGTCGACGTGCTCCCGAAGGTGCTCGCGCTGGCCGTCAAGAGCGGCCTCGTGATGGTCGCGCACAACGCGTCCTTCGACCTCGCGCGCATCCGCTACGAGGCCCAGCGCTGCGACGTCAGCCTCCCCGGCACCATCCCCGTCTACTGCTCGCTCAAAGCCTCCCGGCTGCTCCACCGCACCACCGGGCACGGGCTCGCGGTGGTCGCCCAGCGCTACGGCGTCACGGTGGCGGACGCGCACCGGGCCATGGGTGACGTCACCATGCTCGCGGCCGTGCTCCCGCACCTGCTGAAGAGGCCGGACGCGCAGGGGCGGGACTTCCGCGAGTGCTTCCCGCTGGAGGCGATGCTGTGAGCGCGCAGCCGCTGGCCGAGGGCGTGAAGTACGACGCCGGGAAGGAGCCCTGGTCGCTCCTCCCGTGGGATGCCACGACGCTGGTCGTGCGCGTGCTCGACTTCGGCGCACGGAAGTACGCGCCCGACAACTGGCGCAAGGTGCCCGACGCGCCCTCGCGCTACTTCGACGCGTCCATCCGCCACCTCTCGGCGTGGCGTCGCGGGGAGAAGCTCGATGCCGAGACCGGGCTCCCGCACCTCGCCCACGCCGCGTGCTGCGTGCTGTTCATGCTGGCGTTGGAGCACCCGATGCCGGTGGCGAGCACGGACGGCGGTGCGCCATGACCCTCCGCCCCTTCCAGCGGCAGCTCCGCAGCGACGTCTATCGCGCCATCGAAGGCGGCGCCGACTCGGTGCTGATGCAGTCGCCGACGGGTAGCGGCAAGACTTCCACCGTCGTCGAGGGCTTCATCGTCCCGTCGATCGCGCAGGGGCGGACCTTCGTCTTCGCGGCGCACCTCGAAGAGCTCATCGACGACACCGCGCAGCGCATCCGCTCCTTCGGCGTGCGCTGCGGCATCGTGAAGGCGGGGCGCGCTGCTGATCCGTCGGCGCCCGTTCAGGTGTGCTCGACGCAGACCCTCGCGCCGATGCTGGCGCGCGGGGAGCAGGTGCCGCCGGCGCACCGCTTCATCCTCGACGAAGCGCACCGCAGCAGTTCGACGACCAACAGACAGGTCATCGCGCACTACAAGTCCACGGGCGCGAAGATCCTCGGCCTCTCCGCCACGCCCTGCCGCGGCGACGAGCAGCCGCTGGATGAGTTCGACGCCCTCGTCACCGGCCCTTCCGTCCGCGAGCTCATCACGCAGGGCTACCTCGTCGAGCCGATCGTGCACGCACCCGCGAAGGTGCTCACGAGAGGCGTGGCCGAGGACCCTGCCGAGCTGGTGAACAGCCGCTGCATCGGCAGAAGGGCGGTCATCTTCGCCTCCACCGCCGCGCACGCGCTCGACATCGCCGCGCGCATCCCGGGCGCGGAGACCATCCTCGACTCGACGCCCTTCGACATCCGCAGCACCGTCCGCGATCGGCTGGCCACAGGCGAGACGCAGCACCTGGTCACCGTCAAGGCGCTGCTCGAAGGCTTCGACGCGCCCGTCCTCGACGTGGTGGTGCTCTGCGGCGCCTTCACGACCGTGACGCCGTACCTGCAGGCCATCGGTCGTGGGCTGCGGCCGTACACCTGCCCGATCACCGGCCGGGTGAAGACCGACTGCCACATCTACGACCTCCGCGGCGCCGTCCACCTTCACGGCCTGCCCGACGATGCGCGGCGCTGGAGCCTGGAGGGCGCGCAGGGTCGCAGCCTCGTCGAGCGCCCGATGCCGCTTCGTCGCTGCGAGGCCTGCCACCACCTCTTTAGCCCGCGCACGGTCTGCCCCGCCTGCGGCTCCATCCACCACTCGCCGGTGCGGCTCCTCCGGGTGCAGCGCGCCGCGCTCTTCGCGGCCTCCTCCATCCCCATCGGCGCCCGCGTCGCGCAGTGGGTCGACGGCGCCGTGCGCGCCATCACCGCCCGCCGCCCCGACATCTCGCCCGCCTGGGCCCGCGCCACCGTCCTCAAGAAGCCGCCCTCCTGGGTGCGCGAATACCTCGAAAACCAGTCTGTTTCATCGGTCGATGGAGAACGCCATGCCTCGTAGCGCCGTCAACGCTCCCCCGAAGAAGACTCTGCGCAGCAACCCCGAAGCGCTGCTGCAGGCGCGGATCATGGCGGCGCTCGGGCAGATGTCCGGCGTGGTGGTATGGCGGAACAACGTGGGGACGGCCGTCTACGAGGGCGGCGCCCGCGTCGAGTACGGTGTCGGCGGCAAGGGCGCGCCCGACCTGCTCTGCGAGGTGCTCTACCACGGCTCCGCGCTGGCCCTGTGGCTGGAGGTGAAGACCCCCGACGGCGTCGTCGAGGAGCACCAGCGCAGGTGGCACACCACCGCGCGCCACGGGGTGCAGCGCCCCGACGGCCTGATCGTCGGGGGCGGGCGCAGCGTCGCCGTCGTGCGCTCCGTCGAGGACGCGGTGCGCGCGGTCGAGGCCGTGATGCGCTGCGGCTGCATCGTCGCGGGCTTCGAGGTCGAGCGGCCGGCGTGGATGGACAGCGCGCAGATGGGGGAGGTGTCCCGTGGCTGATGCCGCCCGCAAGCTCCCGCCCCCGAGCGCGGAGAACGTCATCGCGGGGCCATGGCTCAAGCCCACCCCCGCCACCCTCTCCGAGCGCACCGCCCGCGTCTTCACCGACGTGCTCCCCGCGCACTGGCCCGGCTACGCGCCTCGGGACGGGCAGATGGTGCTCACCAGGGCCATCGCAGACGCCATCGACCAGGGCGGCGCGCTCCTCGCCGAAGGGCCCTGCGGCACCGGCAAGACGCTCGCGTACCTGGTGCCGGCCATCCTCGAAGCCGACCGCACGGGCCGCACCGTGCTCGTGGTCACCGCCTCCATCGCCCTGCAGGAGCAGCTGGTGCAGCACGACCTGCCCGCGCTCGCGAAGGCCCTGGAGAGCGAGTTGCGCGAGCCGCTCACGTGGACGCTGCTCAAAGGCAGGGGAAACTACCTCTGCTCCAACACCCTCTCCGAGCCCGCACCGCACTTCCTCTCCTCTGACGAGCGCGCCGAGCTGCGTGCCATCGACACCTGGGCGCGCACCACGGAGACGGGCGATCGGCTCGAGCTTCCGATGATCGTGCGCGACGGCGTCTGGGCGATGCGCTCGGTCGAGTCCGACGACTGCCTGCGCGACGGCTGCGACCACTTCGACGCCTGCTTCGCTCGCAAGGCCAAGGCGAAGGCCGAGGGCGTCCGCGTGGTGGTCGTCAACTACCACCTGCTCTTCGCGCACATCTCAGTGAGAAGGGAGACCTTCCAGGACATCATCGTCCCCAAGACCGCGGGCAAGGACAGCGGGCTCGCCTGGGACACCGTGCTCTGCGACGAGGCCCACGAAGCTGGGGACATCGCCCGCGACTTCATGGGCTGCGACATGACCGAGCGCATGGCGGCCAAGGTCAGCGGCTGGCTGAAGCGCAGCGACCGAGGGGGCAAGGAGGGCGCGGAGGGCGAGTGCATCGCCCTCTCGCAGCAGATCGAGCAGGCCGCCGCCGCCCTCTGGCGCGAGATGTCCGACCGGCTGCCCATCGTGCACCCGGGACAGCGCCAGGAAGCGCACCGCCTCCGCGAGGGCCTCCCGGCGGAGCACCTCGTCGGCCTGCTCGATCGGGCCGCGGCCATGGCGTCGAAGGTGGTGCGGAGCCTCAAGGCCCTCGGGAGCGACATCGACCCCGACCAGCGCAAGATCATGCGCGCGGCCGAGAACGCCGAGAGGCGGGCGAGGAGGGTCCGCTCCTGGCTCGACGCCGCCGTCTGCCCCGACGAGGCGCCGCACACGGTGCTCTGGCTCGAGTCGCACACCGACAAGCGCGGCCACGAGCGCGTGCGCTTCTGCGGGCGGCTCCTCGACGTGGGCACAGTGCTGAAGGACGAGCTCTTCGCCCGGTCGCGCGCGGTCGTGCTCAGCAGCGCGACGCTCACCACGGGGCCGCTCCCGGCGCTCAACCGGGCGGCCCCGGCCTCTGCGTCGGATGCATGGCACTGGATTCGGCAGCAGCTCGGGCTCCCGGCCACCACGCCCGCCCTGGCCGTCGCCTCCCCCTTCGACTTCGCGACCCAGGCGCTGCTCTGCCTCCCGGCCGGGATGGGCGACCCGACGCGCGATCGCGAGGGCTTCGACGCCAAGGTCTGCGAGGCCGTCGAGGCTACGGCCCGTGCGGCCGGGGGCCGGACACTCGCGCTCTTCACCAGCACCCGGATGGCGAAGCGCGCGGCCGAGTACCTGCGCTCCCGTAATATAGGCGTCCCGGTCCTCTGCCAGGGAGAGCAGCCCCGGCCGCATCTCCTCGCCGCGATGAAGGCGCGCCCCTCCATCCTCTGCGCGACCACGTCCTTCTGGACGGGCGTCGATCTGCCCGGGGAGGCCGTCGTCGCCGTCGTCCTCGACAAGATGCCCTTCCCGGTGATGGGCGACCCGGTGCTCGACGCGCTCTCCGAGCTCGCCTTCGCGCGCACGGGCGACCGCTGGACCGGCTGGCGGGAGGAGTCCTTGCCCAGGGCCACCCTCGCACTCCGCCAGGGCGCCGGGCGGCTGATCCGCAGCGTGACCGATTGGGGCGTGGTGGTCGTGTGCGACCCGCGCCTCACCTCGAAGCCCTACGGCGCGGGCGTCCTCAAGAGCCTCGCGATGCCCGCACAGGTGCGGACGATCGCGGCGATGCAGCAGTGGTTCCGCGCCCGGGGAGACGCACGATGAGTCGCGACTGGAAGCCCGTCTCCCACCGCGCGCCCTGTCGCATCTGCAAGAGCCCGAAGCGCTGCGCCGCGACCCTCGACGGCCGCGTGGCCAAGTGCTGCTACGCGATCGAGGGCGGCGTCGCGCGCGAAGACGAGGTCGGCGAGTACCGCCTCTTCTTCGCCGACAACGTCTCGCCGGCCGCCCGCCGCGCCCACGAGCCACCGCCCGCCGCGCCCCTCGCCACCGTCGACACGCGGCACCAGGTCTACACGGCGCTCCTCGGCGCCTGCCCCCTCTCGCCCGAGCACTCCGCCGGGCTCCTGGGTCGCGGGCTCACCGTCGAGGACGTCGCTGCCCGCGGCTACGGCACCCTCCCGCGTACAGCCAGGGAGCGCGCGTCCGTCGTCGCTACCGTCCGCACGGCTCTCGGCGGCACCCTCCCGGGCGACGTCCCCGGGCTGCACCTCGGCAAGCTGCCCGACCTCGACGGCGTCCTGATCCCCGTGCGCGACGCCGAGGGCCATATTGCAGCCCTCAAGGTCCGCCGCGATGGCACCGCGGACCCCCGCTACCTGTGGCTGAGCAGCGCGAGCCAGGGCGGCGCCTCGTCGGGGAGCCCTGCGCACGCGCCGCTCGGCGCCCAGGGGATGCTCTCTGCGGCTGTGGAGGCTGGCGGCCCCAGGGCAGTGCGCCTGACCGAGGGCCCGCTCAAGGCCGACGTCGCGACCACGCTCTCCGGCGTGGTCACCCTCGCGATCCCCGGGGCGATGGCCGCCCGGAGCGCGCTGCCCGTCCTGCGCGCCCTCGCCCCCGCCGCCATCCGCCTCGCGTGGGACGCTGACGCGCGGACGAACCCGCACGTCGCGGGGGGCCTCGAGCACGCGGCGCACCTGCTATGCGCGGAGATGCCCGGCGCCCAGCTCGAGGTCGAGACATGGGCCGCTGGACCCAAGGGCATCGACGACGCGCTCTCCGCCGGCGCGCCCCTCGCCGTCCACGCGGGCCAGGCCATGTGGCGCGAGCTCGTCGCGATCCTGCGCGCCGCCGGGCGCGAGCCCCGGCCGGAGACGCTGGAGAGGGCGGGGATGGAGGCCGAGGACGAGGTCGACGTCTTCGCCCGCCTCGCCGCCGACCCCTCCATCGCCCTCGACGAGGGCACCGTCGCCGAATGCGCCGCGCTCGACGCGGCCGGGCTCACCCGCGCGAAGGAGATCCTGCGCGCCGCGAACGTCCCGCTCCGGGCGTTCAATGCGGCGGTCAACGCCATCAAGGATCAGCAGGAGCGCGACCAGAGGCGCGCCGCCGCGACCGCCAGGGTCGAAGCCATGGCGGTCAAGAAGCCCGTCATCCGGCTCGGCCCCGACGAGGACCGCGTCGCCGACGAGGCCGTCGAGGCGCTCGCCCGCCACCCCGGCGTCTACCAGCGCGGCGGCGCTCTGGTCTACGTCCTCGCCGATCAGTCGCCCCTGCGCGGCATCACCCGACCTGCGGGCGCCTCGCGCATCGCCCCGCTCCCGCTGCCCACGCTCCGCGAGTACCTCTCCGGCGCCGCGGCGTGGGTAACCGAGACCGAGGACGGCCCCAAGGTCGCTCACGTCCCGAGCACCTGCGTTCAGGCCGTCGCTGCCCGCGGGCAGTGGCAGGGCCTGCGCGCCCTCGAGGGCATCGTCGACTGCCCGATGCTCCGCCCCGACGGGAGCGTCATCGAGGAGCCCGGCTACGACCCGGCCACAGGCGTGATCTATGTGCCGTCGCGGGCGTACCCGGCCGTGCCCAAGAGCCCCACCCAGGCCGACGCCCAGCAGAGCATCGCTCTCCTCGCCGACCTCTTCTGCGACTTCCCCTTCCGCACGCCTGCCCACGCTTCGGCGGCCATCGCCGCGCTGCTGACGCCGCTCGCGGTCTACGCCTTCAGCGGGCCGAAGCCGCTCTTCCTCTTCGACGCGAACACGGCCGGCGCGGGCAAGGGCAAGTGCGTCTCCCTGGTCTCCGAGGTGGTCGCCGGGAGGCCCATCGCCGTGATGGCGCCCGTCGAAGACGACGCCGAGCAGAGGAAGCGCATCACCGCGCTGGCGATCGAGGGCGCCACGCTGGTGCTCATCGACAACATCGTCGGCTCCCTCGGCGGGCCCTCGATGGACGCGGCGCTGACCGCGACCGAATGGTCCGACCGCATCCTCGGCTCCTCGACCACCATCAAGCTCCCGCTCGCGATCACCTGGTTCGCCACCGGGAACAACGTCGCGCTCATCGGCGATATGCAGCGCCGGGTGCTCCACGTGCGGCTGGAGTCGCCCGAGGCGAACCCCGAGGACCGCACCGGCTTCCGCCATGGAGACGTCGAGGCCTACGCCCGAGAGCATCGCGCGCAGCTGGTGACGGCCGCTCTCACCGTCCTGCGCGCCTACGCCCTCGCCGGCCGCCCGCGCGACCGGCTCCCGTCCTGGGGCAGTTTCACCGGCTGGTCCGACCTGATCCGGGGCGCCATCGTGTGGTGCGGGCTCCCGGACCCGGCCGAGACGCGCCAGGAGCTGCGCGCCGAGGCCGACTACACCGCGGGCGCGCTCCGGGGGCTTATCCTCGGCTGGCCCGAGGTCGCGAAGCGCTACGGCGGGCACTGCACCGCCGCCCAGGCGCTGCGGGAGCTCGACCGCGACGACCGCGACGCCTTCGGGCAGCAGCGGCCGGTGATGTACGCGGCGCTGAGGGAGGCGCTCGCGGAGCTCATCGCGACGGGCCCGGGGAAGCTCCCGAGCACGCGGCAGCTCGGGACGGTGCTCAGGTCCTACAAGGGACGCGTCGTGATGTGCGCAGACGGGGTGCTGCGGGCGCTCTCTCTCGCGAAGAAGGGGAACGAGGGCGTCATGTGGTGCGTCCGGGAGTCGGGGCGAGGACCGGCCCGGGTCCAGGCGCTGCCCCGGGAGAGTGACGATGGTGACGATGGTGACGATGTTTCCGGCTACCCCGTGCGAGAAAAGTCATTTTTTACGGGTATGAGCGCGCATGAGGGCGCGCACGTAAATAATAGGGAGCCAGAAGGGCTAGGGGCTGAAACACAGTCACTACCGTCACCATCGTCACTCGCCACCCCCGGCTTCGACGACGACCTCGATTGGGGCGAGGTGAACCTGGGTCCCGTGGTGCCGGGAGGGCTGCACTCATGAGCGCCATCTCTCAGGCGTTGACGCCCCATCCGGCGTCCCTGCCCCTCGCCGCCTCTCCTGAGCCTCCCGGGGCCCTCGACGATGGCAGCGCCGCTCCCTGGCTCGCGCCCTCGACGAGCATGGCGGCAGGAGCGGGCAGGCGGCTGGTCACCCGGCTGCGCCTCCCCAGCGCCGCCGAGCACTGCGCCCTGCTGCTGGCCGGGTGGAGCACGACGGGCACCCGCGGCGTCTACGAGCGCGGCGGGCGGCGGGTGTGGTGGAGCCGCGTGGCGGCGGGAGGAGCGAGCGAGTGAGCGCAGAGCAGGTAGCCGGTGTCCCTCTTTGTCCCGACGCGGAGGCTCCCCGCCTCTCCCTGGTGTCGCCGCGCGTCGCCGCCAGCGACTGCGACGGGTGCCCGCTGGCCGAGGCGCGCTACCTCGACGACGGCACCCCGCAGGTCTGCTGCTGCGGCCGGGTGTACGCCGACGAGGACTGGACCTGGCCCGCGCGGCCGTCGTGCGTGGTCGAGCTCGCGCCGCCCGTGCGGGAGCTGGCGGTCGCGATCGAGGAGCTGCGCACCCTGCGCCAGTGGGTCGGCGAGGAGCGGGACCGCACCCGCATCCCGGTGCGCCGCGACATCAACCCCATCGGCCGCATGATGGGCCTCGCCGGGGGCGCCTCCTCGGATGCCACCGACGACCAGGTGCAGAACCTCGTTCGGCTGGTGTTCTCCCCCATCAGCACGATTGGCCGCCGGGCCCGCGCGGACTTCATCGTCGAGCTGCTGCGCTACTGCGACGAGACCTCGAGGCCCCTCAACGAGGAGCCCGTCGCCGCGGAGGTGGGCCGCGCCCTCGCCGCTCGCCTCGCCGCGCTCCCGGCCGAGCCCGCTCGGGTGCTGCGGGTGCTCGGTCGCCGCTGCGGGCTGTCCACGTCCTGGGAGGAGGCGGTCGCCGTCGTGGTCGACGAGCTGCTCCCGCGCCCGGTGGTGCAGGTGTACCGCGCACCGGGGAGGCCGCGGATCGACCGGGCGACGGTGCCGCCGGAGGTGCAGCGGGAGGCGGAAGCGGAGGCGCGGCTGGCGGAGGCGGTGCGTGGGTGGTGCGGGGCGTGAGGGACGATTTCGGAGGCGGGGCATTGACGGCGAGGTTTTCGCCATCAACCCTCCCTCTACCGCCCCTAAGTCGACTTGTGCCCGCCGCATGGCAAGCACCTCGACAGGGCTCCTCCACCATGGACGTCGAAGCCCTCGCCAGAGCGCTGCGTGCTGCCGGTCTCGGCGGCTCGGAGCGCACCGCGCATCGCTACCTGACGACGTGGTTCGACCGCCAGGAGATCGACCGCAACGTCCCGCGTGTCTCCCTTGCGAAGCCGGGTCCCGGGTCCCGCGGTGGCCGCCCCTCCTACCGCGTCGAGCCGGTCTCCTTCGTTCGCTGGCTGCGGGGCACGTCGCGCGCGGCGATCGCAGCGTGATGTGTGGCCTCCCGCAAGCATACCTTCTCGCGTAATCACAGCGACGCGCAGATCGCCCGCGCGCTGCTCGATGCGCAGCTCTTCGGCGACAAGCGCGCGGCGGAGCTGCACGGGGTCTTCTTCAAGACCATCGTGGGCTGGCGCAGACGCATCACTCCCGCCATCAGCGAGGCGATGGACCGCCTCCGGGTCGAGGCCCGCCAGGGGTGGATCGACGAGGCCCGCGATGCCCGCCGTGCCCTGGTGCAGCTCGTCCTCGAGCGGGCGCGCGGGTCGAAGAACCTCCGCGCCACGACGGAGGCCCTGCGCCGCGTGAACGAGGTGGTGGTCGCGCACGAGATCCTGAACGACCCCGATGCTGAACCTGACCTCCCTGATCAACCAGAAGATCAAGGCGAGGCTGAGGGCGAGGGCGGAGAAGCGTAACCAGGTCCGCGCGAAGGTCATCAGCTCCGAGGCCCTCGCCGACCCCGTCGTCTTCGCCGAGCAGGTGTTCGGCCTCAGGGTCTGGAAGCGCCAGCGCGAGGTGCTCCACGCCGCGCGCGACCACGAGCGGGTCTCGGTCCGCTCGGGCCACAAGGTCTCCAAGTCCACCAGCGCGGCCGTCATCGGCTGGTGGTACACGGCCGACCCGGTCGCCCGCCCCGCGGCGCGCGCGATCGTCACGGCGCCGACGGGGCGCCAGGTCGCCGAGATCATCTGGCGCGAGGTCGTCGCGCTCCACGCCCGGGCCACGCGCCGCGGCTACCGCCTCCCGAAGCCCGGCAAGCGCCCAGGCACCGGCGTCCGCTGGGGCGACGGCCGGGAGTTCATCGGCTTCACGATCGACAACAGCCAGCCCGAAGCGATCGCGGGCTTCAGCGGCCCGTTCCAGAAGTTCATCATCGACGAGGCGAGCGGCGTCGAGCGCCCGGTCTTCGAGGCCCTGGACGGCAACGCCGCCGCCGGCGCGACCTTCTTCCTCATCTCCAACCCGACGCAGACCTCGGGCGCCTTCTACGACTCCCACCAGCCCGGGAGCGATTACCACCCGCTGCACATCGACAGCCGCGAGTCGCCCAACATCACGGGCGAGGCGGTGATCCCGGGCCTCGCGACCCAGGGGTGGGTCGACAAGATGATCACGAAGTACGGCGCCGACAGCCTCTTTGTGTCGGTACGCGTGCGCGGGGAGTTCCCGACCTCGGGCGACGACGAGATCTTCGGCGGCGAGCTCGTGCGCGCCGCGATGGCCTTCACGGCCGAGGCGGACGGCCCCCTGGTCGCAGGCCTCGACGTCGCGGCCTTCGGCGGTGACTCCAGCCGTCTCGCACCGGGCCGCGGCCGCCGCGGACTCCCGCTCGTGGTCATCGAGTCTGGGGACTCGCCCGCAGTCGCCGGGCGCACCTTGCGGGCGCTGCGGGCGCTGCGCACCGAAGAGGAGCGCTGCCGCGGCCTGGTGCCGGTGGTGAACATCGACGCGAACGGCGTCGGCTTCGGCGTGTGGTCGCTGCTCGCGGGCGAGGGCTTCACCTGGGACGACGAGGCCTTCGAGCCCACCGCCGAGTGCAAGGCCGTCGCGGTCAACACCGGCGAGGCGGCGGACGACCCCGAGAGCTACGCGAACCTCCGCGCCGAGCTGCACTTCACTGCGAAGGAGCGCCTTCGGGATGGCGCCTCGCTGCCTGACGACGAGGACCTGAGCCAGGACCTGCGCGCCCCGCGCTACTCGCTCGATCGCTACAACCGAATCCTCGTCGAGCCGAAGCTGAAGATCCGCGCTCGGCTCGGACGATCGCCCGACGCGGGAGACGCGACGCTGCTGCGCTTCTACGAGCCCGACGTGTCGACCCCGCGCCTCCCCGTCGCCCATGACGACGTGCTCGGCACCGAAGACTTCTCGCCCTTCGCGGGCTGATCCTCTATGGCACCCACCCTCCTCACGCGCCTCACCGACGTCGCGGCCGGCTACCTCGAAGCCGCCGCCACCCGTCTGCGCTCGGCGCGTAGCGAGTCCCTCGCGATCCCCGGTCCCTGGACCGACCGCGAGTCGGACGTGCTGGGCGTGAACATCACGCCCGAGGCGCTGGGGCAGCTCCTGCGCCGTCGCAACGAGGGCCACCTCGAGGCCTGGGCCGACCTCGCCGACCACGCGCGCCGCACGCACCCGCACCTGCACACGCAGCTGCAGAACCGCGAGCTCAGCGTATCCGAGACGGAGTTCGAGGTGGTGGCCCCCGAGGGCGGTCCCAAGGGTCGCACCGACCGCGCGATGGGGGCTTGCAAGGAGCTCTTCGCGGAGTGGGATGAGCGCGGCTGGTCGACCTGGTCCGCCGAGATGGTGGGCGCGAAGTACTACCCCGCGGGCCTGCAGGAGGTCTCCTGGGAGCGCTGGCAGGGCTGGGTCGCCCCGGTCGCGCTCACCCGCATCGCCGAGCGCCGCCTGTCCTACGCCTGCGACCGCTTCGACCCGGACCCCTGGGCGCTGCGGATCTGGGACGCGCAGGACTCCTCCAGCCCCTTCGGCGGGATGTACGGCGTGAAGGTTTCCGACCTGCACCCGGACAAGTTCCTCGTGCACGAGCCGCGCGTCGCAGGCGGTCACCGCGCGAGCGAGGGCCTCTTCGCGGTCTGCTGCTGGTACTGGCTCTTCGGCGTCTACTCCTGGAAGCACCTGATGGCGCTCCTGGAGACCTTCGGGCGGCCGCCGGTCATCGGCTACTTCAACGCGGGCGGCGCAGCGGCCGACGGCGCGGTGAAGAAGAGCAACGGCGACCGGAAGGCTACGGCCGACGACGTCGCCGCTGGAAAGCGCGCCATCGCTGCGATGAGCGGGTCGCTGCGCGCGATGCTCCCCGACACCGTCCGGTTGGAGGCGCTCAAGTTCGAGATGCCCGCCAACCCGGCGCAGATCCTCACGTCGGACAAGGTCGACGCGTACCTCTCCAAGGCCATCAACGGCACCACCGGCGTGACGGACATCGTCGCCGGCGCGCGGGCCTCGCACGAAGTCGCCGCCCGCCAGGCCATGACGCCCTACCGCGCCGACTGCCGCGACGTGGGGCGCGCGGGCACCGAGCTCTTCCGCCGCTTCATCCGCGCCAACCCCGACTACTTCGGCGCCAACTGCCCGGTGCCGCGTCTGCGCGCTTCCCACGAGGAAGCGCTCGACCTGCAGGTGTTCACCGGCGCGATGAAGACCGCGCGAGACGCTGGCGCCCGCATCCCGGAGCGCTGGTTCAACGAACAGATCGGCGTCCCCGAGGCGGTGGAGGGCGAGCGCCTGCTCGGCGACCCGATCGCCAGCCAGCCCGCGCCGAAGCCCCTCGGCGTCGACCCGGCGAAGGCCGTCGACCCCAACGCCCTCCCACCGAAGAGCACTCCATGAACCTCCTCCCGCTCCTCGTCGAGCTCGCTGCCCGCCCCCAGGCCCAGAGCTACGGCCTCCCCGTCGAGCTCGCGGTGCCCCCCTCCGACGCGGCCGGTGGCCCCTGGTGCGTGCTCGCCTACGAGGTCGAGCTGAAGGGCTACCGGATGCGCGACGGCTCCCACGCGAAGGTTACCAGCGCCGACATCGACGCGATGGTGAAGAACTTCGCGTCCTACCCCAAGGTCCCACTGGTCGTGGAGCACGCGGACACCCGCGGCGGCCCCGTGGAGTGGGCCGAGCCGCGCGGGTGGATCGTCGAGCTGCGCCGCGGGTCGATGACCCGCACCGTGGCGGGCCTCTCGAAGACCGTCGCGACGCTCGAAGGACGCCTGGACGTGAGCGACGAGGTGCGCCTCTCCATCGTCGGCGACGAGACCACGAGCGCGCCGCCCACCTGGCCCTTCTGCTCCGTCACCACCGCCGCCGGCGTCTCCGAGGAGACCGGCCTCGCGCTCGGCACGGTGCTGCACTCGGTCTCGCTGACCGCGCACCCGCGCCTCGCGGACCTGCCGCGCCTGGCGGCCTCGAAGGGCGCGGAGCTCGGCTACTGGTACGGCGACATCGAGAGCCGCGGCGACGTGCTCGCGATGCTCCGCTGCGTGCTCGACCTGCCGGTGGTGAGCACCGAAGCCGACACCCTCGCCGCGCTCGACAAGCTGGAGACGCTCTCCGGTCAGACCGAGGAGGCGAGCGGCGTCGACACCGACGACCTCGTCGGCCAGATCCGCCGCGCCCTCGGCCTCGACGCGCTGAAGAGCGCCACCGAGGTGATCGCCACCGTCCGCACCGCCCTCACGACCCTTCCCGGTGGCGCCTCCTACGCAGTCGGCGACCGCGTGCGCGTGAAGGGCACGCCCCACATGGCAGGCCAGTCCACCGGCACCGTCACGCTCGTCGAGGGCACCGCCTACGGGATCGTGTTCGACGGGATGGAGTCGATGGGCACGCACCGCTGGTACGTCGCCTCCGAGCTCTCCCCGGCCCCCGCGCCCGACCCAGTGTCCATGTCCCGCGGCAGCGCCGCCCCCAACACGGAGAATCCCATGCTGAAGTTCCTGGAGCTGGCCGCGGAGATGAAGATCCCGGCCGCCAACGAAGACGCCGCGCAGGCCGCGATCGTCGCCCTCGCCCGCGACGGCGCCGCCGTCCGCGCCACCCTCTCGCTCGTCGCCGACGCGCCCCTCGCCGGGCGCCTGGCCGAGCTCGTCACCGCCAGCGCCGAGCTGCCGAAGGTGAAGACCGAGCTCGCGACCCTGCAGGCGGCCGAGAAGACCCGCAGCGAGGCCGAGGCCAAGGCCGCCGCCGAGCGCGCCGAGGCCGAGCTCTCGCGCCGCGTCGACGAGGTGTGCCTCGCCAAGGGCTGGGACAAGGACGACGTCGCCCCGGCGCTCCTCGCCCTGGGCCGCACCGACCACGCGCAGTTCGACGCGAAGTACCCCGCCGCGAGCGTGACCGAGCTCGCCCAGCGGTCGCAGGACGCGGCGCGCACGACCACCATCGCGGCCTCCACCAAGACCAGCGAGACCCCGAAGACCCCCGGCGCGAAGGTCGAGCTCTCGCAGCAGATCAGCGACCTCCAGGGCGTCTACGCCGAGGCTGGCTACGGCCTCTCGGTCGCCGAGGCGATCGACCACCTCCAGCGCGGCGAGACGGCCGACTCCGCGCGCGAGGCCCTGCAGCTCGCCTGATCGGCGCGCCCTGTCCCTCCCCACCTTCACCGGAGAACGACCATGATCGGACCCGTCCGCACCCCCGCCGCCGAGCGCATCAAGCCCGGCGTGAACCGCTCGGGCAGCACGCTGCCCACCAACAAGCTCGTCGGCTACGGCACGCCCGACGGCAACGAGCACGCGATCGACTCGCTGCACACCACGGGTGTCGGCAAGATCGCGGGCGCCATCCAGCACAGCGTGGTCGACGACGACGCGATCGACGTCTTCACCGACGGCGACCTGGTGCTGGAGTCCGACGGCACCGGCACGATCGCCGTGGGCGATCAGCTCTACGCCGTCGCCGGGGCCTCGCTGGCCGCGGGCGGGCGCGTGAAGGCCATGCCGGGCTCCCCGACGCCCGGGACCAACTACGAGATCGTCGGGCGCGCGCTCACCGCCGCGGCCGCGACCGCCGGCGCCCAGGTCGTCGTGCGCTGGGAGCGCTTCACCTACCAGGGCTGATCCCCTGACCACCCGCTGACCATCCACAGGAGATCAACTCAATGCTCATCAAGGACACCGCCCAGCGTCGGCGCGTGAACGCCCCCAACACGTTCGGTATGAACCCCTTTGCCGCCGAGCGCCTCCAGTCGTTCGGGCAGGACCCTCGCGAGACCGCCGAGCGGATGCGCGCCATGGGCCGCACCGAGGGGCGTCGTCGACTGCCTCAGCAGAATCCCAACCCGGTCGTGAGCGAGCTCTCGATCGACTACCGGGACGTCACCACGCGGGTGATCCTGCAGCAGGCCGCCCTCGGAGCCTACGAGGCCGAGTTCCTCGCCGAGGAGATCGCCCCCTCGGCCTTCGTCGACCAGATGAAGGGCACCGTCATCCTCGAGGACTCTACCGAGGAGCGCCGCGAGGTCGAGGACACCGCCTCGGCGCGCGGCAAGTCGGGCGAGGCCCCCTCGTCCGTGCTCACGGTCGACTACAGCTGCGTCGAGCGCGTGCTGGAGGACTACCAGTCCCGCTCGGACGCCGAGAAGGCGCCGTCGCTGCTCTCGATCACCCGCCTCGTCGAGAAGCTCTCGCGCAAGGCCAAGCGGCAGCACGAGATCCGGGTGAAGAGCGCCGTCACGCTCGCCACCAACTACGCGTCGGCCAACCGCCGCGCCCTCACCGGCACCACCAACTGGAACGGCGGCGTCACGGCCGATCCCTTCGCCGACATGCAGTTCTGCCTCGGGGCGATGTACGCGCCCGCGACGCACGCGGTGATGAGCCTGGAGGCCTGGCAGGCCGCGCAGATCAACGACGACCTGCGCGCGGTGCTGGCGAGCCAGAGCACCAACGGCGGCGTCCTGCAGCCCCAGGACTTCGCGAACTACTGGGGCATCTCGAACGTCATCGTCGACGAGCAGCGCTACACGCCCATCGGGACCAGCGCGCAGGCGCGCCTCTACCCCGCGGGCACCATCGCGCTCGCGCACGTCTCGCCCAACCCCGAGATGCGCACCTTCCTGCGCAACTTCATGCTCCGCGGCGGCGCCGCGGGCTTCACCACGCTCGCCTGGTTCGACGAGGGCCTGGGGCCCAAGGGCTCGGACCGCGCGAAGGTGTCCTACTCCAACAGCCTCTCCGTGGTGGACGCCACCTACGGGGCGATCATCACCGGGATGCGCTCGTGAGCCGAGGCTCCCGCAACCATCTCGGGGCCGTGGCCGCGCTCGCCGTGATGGCCACGGCCCCGCCCGTCGCGGCCGAGGCGGATGCGCCGCCCGGGCTGCCCCCGATCCCCGAGGGGCCGCCGGAGTCGATCCACGCCGAGGCGGTGTTCGTCGAGAGCGACGTCGTCGCCGAGAACCGGCAGCTCCGCGAGCGCCTGGAGTCCCAGCGCGTGTTCTTCGAGACGCGCCTGCAGGAGCAGGCGGAGATCTTCGACGCGTCGTGGGCCGAGCGTGAGCGGGAGATCGCCACGCAGCTCCAGGCGCCCCCATTCGCCGAGGCGATGGCCTCGCTCGACCGCCCCCGCCGCGCCGTCTTCGACGCGAGCGTCCCGCTCACCGTCGCGGGCAAGCGCGTGACCTACGGCCCGGGTGACCCGGTGCCGCCCCACATCGACCCCGCGACGCTCCCCGTGGGCGCCGTCCGCTACCTGCCCGAGGAGGGCTGATCCATGAGCAACTACCTGTACTGGCGGCTGCGCAAGCTCGTCGCCGCGGGCAAGGTCCTGATCCGGGACGGCAACACCTTCCGCGGCATCCTCCCCGAGGACGTGGCGACCACGGTCGACGTCGACCCGGCCACCGACGGTGACCTCGACCTCGGGAGCGACGCCTCCCACCGCTGGCGCACGCTGCGGCTCGCGACGTCGCTCATCCTGAGCGCGTCGGGCACCCTCGTCGCCGGGAGCAACACGCTCGTGGGCGCGGTCGCCAACAAGCTGAACGCCGCGCATCTCGCGATCGCGTCGCAGGTCATCGGCGACCTGCTCTACGCCGACAGCGCCACCACCTTCGCTCGCCGCGCCGCGGTCGCCCTCGGCCAGGTGCTCAAGAGCGGCGGCGTCGGCGCGGCTCCCACGTGGGGCGCCATCGGCGGCTCGACCGCGGCCACCGCGGCTGCGGCCTTCGGCGCCTTCGCGGCACCCGCGGCGGCGGGTGTGGACGTCCACGCGGCCATCGCCAGCGACAACGGCGCGCCGGTCACCACCGCGCTCACCAACCCGGCGATCCCCCGCACGGTGCAGGTCGTTTTCGCGGCCCTCTGGGACGGCGGGGACGTCACGGTGGTCGGCACCGATCAGTTCGACGCCGCGGTCACCGAGACCATCGCCGACGTGGCCGGGACCACGGTGCAGGGCGTCAAGGTCTTCAAGACCGTGACCTCGATCGCCACGCAGACCGTCGGCGCTGGCGGCGCCCTCACCGCCACGGTGCAGACCGGCGAGAAGCTCGGCCTCGCCGCGCTCCCCTCGGCCCCCGGCGCGCTCGCGACGGTGGACGGCACGAACACCACCGCGGCGCTCAACACCACCTACGGGTCGGTGCTCTTCGGTAGCGCCCCCGACGGCATCAAGAACTTCGTGCTGGCCTACGCGAGCACGCACGTCCATTCGGGCACCGGCCTGACCTGATCGGAACCGATGGCCACCTCCCTGCGCTACCTGGGCACGACCACCGCCGAAGCCGTCACCTACGTCCGCGAGGCCGTGGGCGACGATGTGTTTCTGCGGGTGTTCGACCTGGATAGTGACGGGGCGGTGGCCACGGCCTCGGCCGACGAGAAGGCCTTCGTGCGCGCCGGGTGCGCCGCGGAGACCGAGATCGACGAGATCCTGTCCGCGAGCCACGGCACGCCCTTCTCCGGGACGATCCCCGACAGCGTGCGAGAGATCGCGGCGCAGCGGATGTTCTGGTGCGAGGTGCGCCTCCGCTCGATGGCGGGCGACGTGCGCGCCCCCTACCGCGCCCTCTACGACGACACGACCGCGCGGCTGAAGCGTCTCGCGGCGGACAACCAGGCGCGCATCCCCACCGTCGGCGCCCCGCAGCCCGTCGCAGGGCTCGCGGGCGACGACGACCCGCCCGCGACGCCCTGGTCGGACATGGCCAACGGCACGACGCTCGTGGGTTTCGGATGAAGCTCTCGTTCGAGTTCGACGCGACCGCCCTCGCTCGCGGCCTCGAGCGTCTCCCAGGCGCCCTCGACACGGAACTCGAGCGCTGTCTCCGCAAGGCGGGTCGCCTCATCGCCGGAGAAGCCCGCCGCTCGCACGACTACACCGACCGCACCGGTCGGCTCACCCGGTCGATCCTCCCCGTGGCACCCACCGGCCGCTTCACCGAGGACACCCTCGAAGGCGGCGCCGGCGCGATCGCTCCGTACGCGGGCTACGTCGAGGAGGGCACCGAGCGCATGCACATCCACGGCGGGTACCGATTCCTTCGCCTCGCGGCCGCCACGAAGTATCGCGAGATCGAGGCGGTCTTCCACGACCACGTCGAGGCCGCCGTGCGGCGCGCGGGGTTCTGATGGCCGCAACCCTCGACGCCATCGAGAGCGCGTTCATGACGACGCTCCAGACCCTCTTGCGCTCGGCCACGCCTGCGGGCCCGTTCGTGATGGTCGACCGCTGGGCGGGCGAGGTGACCCAGCAGGAGGGCGTCGACGAGGCCACGCTCGGCAAGAGCCCGTCGGCCCTGCTCGCCTTCGAGAGCTCGACCGCCCTGGGCGAGGACGGCGCGTACGAAGAGACGCTCCTCCGCGACATCGAGGTGGTCGAACGCCACGTCTTCCGGGTCTACGTGACCGTGAAGGACGCACGCACCGTCACTGCCGGCACGAAGGGCACCGTCGGCCAGCCTGGCGTGTTGCGCTGCGCGCGGCTCGTGAAGGAAGCCCTGGCGGGCCTGGAGATCGCGGGGCTGCACGCCGGTGACGTCGTGCGCTTGGTGGACCATCGACCGTGGTCCGTGCAGCGCGAGAGCCACTACACCCACCTCGTTCGATTCAGCGCACGCGCCGCGCTCCCTGCGACGACAGACGCCACCCCTGGCGAGCCGTTCGAGGGCATGAACACCACCCTCACCGACGCGCCCTCGAGCGAGGGCGGCACCCCCATGCCTCTCGCGGCCGTCCGTGCCGTTCCCGTTTCCTGACCCCTCCACCCTTCCGAGGTCCACCGATGACTTTCCCGGCCCCGAGCGGCTACACCGCTTCGCTCGTCCCCGTCACCGCGATCGCCGTACGCCTTGGGTACGGCGCCGTCGCTGCCCCCACCGCTACCCTCAAGGCGGTGATCCTCGGCAACCCGACCAGCGTCGCGACGGTCGCGGTCAGCACCCCCACGCGGATCCCTTCGGCCGAAGACGCCGCGACGTACTGGGGGGCCCGCAGTGAGATGGCGCAGATGGCCCGCGCCTGGTTCCGCAAGGCCCCCCGCGGCCTGCTCTACGGCGTCTCCGTGGCCGAAGGCTCGACCCCGGTCGCAGCCACGGCGACGATCCTCTTCGCGGGCACCGCGACGGGCGCGGGCGTCGTCCGCGGGCGCGTCGCCGGGCAGCTCATCAACGAGGTCGCGGTCGCCTCGGGCGCCGTCGCCGCGACGGTCGCCGCGGCCCTCGAGGCCGAGCTCGACCGCTGGCTGGAGATGCCCGCGACGGCGGGCGTGTCGACTGCGACGGTGACCCTCACGGCCGCCAACGCCGGGCCGCGCGGCAACAGCCTCCGCCTGGTGCTGGAGTGCACGGCGCCGGGCATCACCATGGCGCTCAACGGCACGACGGCCGCGGCGGTGGTACGGGGGAACTTCGGTGCGGACTCGGCGACCCCGGGATCGGTCGCGGACAACTTCACGGCCGCGCTCGCGGCCATCCAGGCCACCCGCTACCACCGGATCATCGCGGCCTGCGACGACGACACCAACCGCGGACGGGTGAAGACCCACCTCAACACGGTGTCCGGCATCAACGCCGGGCGCCGCGCGATGGCGATCTGCGCGTCGGTCGAAACCACCGTCGCTACGGCCGAGGCGGATGCCACGGGGCAGCAGGAGGCGCGGCTCACGATCGTCTACGGGCGCAAGAGCCCGCGCACCCCCGGCGAGATCGCGGCCAACTATGCGGCGGCGCGCATCTACGGCGACGGCGTCCGCCAGGGCGAGTCGCAGTACAAGGCCGCCAAGCAGAACGGGCTGCAGCTGGACATCGAGGAGACCGAGAACGAGGACCTCCTCTCGGACAACGACATCGCCGCGTGCCTCGCGGCGGGGCTCACGCCGCTCGTCCCCGACCCTCTCAACCCCGGCTACATGCGCGTCGTGCGCCCCGCGACCACGCGCACCACCAACGTCGCCGGGTCGACGTCCTACCGCGTCCTCGACCCGGCGAAGGTCGCCGTCGCGGACGAGGTCGCCGACCGCATCGAAGCGTTCGCCGGCGTGGCCTACGCGACGAAGAACCTCGTGCCCGAGCCCGACCCCGACGCGCGCGTCAACGGCGACGTCATCTGGCCGAGCGCGGTGCGCGAAGACATCCTGGCGATCCTCCGTGCCATGGAGGGGGAGGGCCTGCTCGTGCGCGTCAACGACCTCGCCGACCAGGTGCTGGTCGAGCCGATGACCGGCGACGACAGCTTCCTCGTCGCGACCGTGCCGATCGACGTCATCGAGCACTTCCACGGGTTCCTCGTCGAGGTCCTGCAGCAGGGCTAACGCGCGCCCACGGGCGCGGAAAGGCATACGATCATGGCACGCAAGGAATGGGCACAGGGCTGCCGAGGATGGCTCAACGGAGCGCTCATCGGTGACGCGCTCGAGATCTCCCTGAAGATCGGCGAGGGCGGCCAGCGCATGAACACCCTCGGCGGGAACACGGGCACCACCGTCGCCGACCCGACGCACCTGACGGCGTCGATCAAGCACGCCGTCGCGAAGACGGGGACGGACGTCCGCAAGATCCGCCGCTTCCGGACCGACAAGACCGAGGTCACGCTCAAGGTGCAGATCGGGCCGGAGGTGTTCACGGCCGTGGGCAAGATCCTCACCTGCAACCCGAGCGGGTCGCCCGGCAAGGCGGAGTTCGACTTCGACTTCGACGGCGACGAGCAGACGGTCTGATGGCGCGCGACGACGACGAGGTTGAGACGCGGGTCTCGAACTTCGCGCGGCGGCGCGCAGGCCGTAAGCGCCCCGATAAGCTGGTCCCCTTCCCGGGAGAGCCCGGGCAGAAGGCCCGCCTCTGGGTCGCGCGGGACGAGGACGAGCAGGCCGCCGAGGTCGCGACGCGGCAGCACCTCACCAAGGGCCTGAAGCTCTCGGCGCTCGACCTCTCACTCACCGCCGAGCAGAACCTCTACCGGGCCGAGTACGAGCGACAGCTCCTCTTGCTGCTCGTGCGTGACCCGGACGACGCCAACCAGCAGCTCTTCGAGAGCGCTGGCGAGATCCGAGAGGAGCTCGAAGCACCGCAGCGCGAGGCGCTCCTGCGCGAGATCGCTCTCTTCCGGGTCGAGCGCTACCCCGAGCTCACGATGGAGGAGCTGCCGGAGGATCGCCGAGAGGGCCGCGGCCTGATCGAGTGGATGACGGAGGTAAAAACCGCCGGGGCGCTTTCGACGTACTGGGCGTCCTTCGGAACCGATACGCAGTACGCCATGCTCAACGCACTCATCGCAGCATCGACGATTGCGACACCACCGAGCTCCTAGGCTACCTGGGCGAGGAGTGGCTGGAGCACGAGCTCGAGCTTCGCGGACTCCTGCCTCCTCGCCGTCCTGAGCCAGATCCGGAGCGCTGACATCCCATGGGCACCGTAACCACCGCCATCCTTCGGCTCGACGTGGAGGGCGGCAGCGCCGTCACGTCCGAGATCCGCAAGGCCGCGACGGACATCCGGAACGCGCAGAAGGAGATCACCAAGGCCTCGGTCGACGCGGTCCAGGCGATCGAGGCTGCCCAGCAGAAGGCCAGCGAGCGAGCGAAGGGACGCCGACGCAGGGACGCCGTCGAGACCGTCCGCGAGACCGCGCAGGTGGTCGGCCAGCAGGGCGGGATCTACCGCCAGGGCGCCGCCGTCGCCGAGCGCACCGAGCAGCTCGTCACCCGGTCGAAGCTGAAGGAGCTCGCCAAGCAGGGCGATGCCCAGAAGGCCTGGGTGGCGCTCTACACGGACGCCCACAAGCGTGCGACGGCGGCGTTCGAGGCCGAGGTCGGCAAGCGCGGGAACCTCTCCCAGCGCGAGCGGTCGCAGATCGAGACCGTGGCGCTGGCCATCGTCTCCGAGCACGAACAGGCCGAGCGGCGCCGCACGGCCGCGACCGCGCACGAAGGCGAGAGGCGGGTGGCGCGCGAGCGGGCCAACGCGGCTGTGGTGCGAGAAGCGTGGCGCGGGGTGCGCGACGGTGCTTCGGCCGTAGGGCAGGGCGCCACGCAGTACGGTACCCAGGCCCATGCGGTGATCCAGGACGCGACCCAGCGGCGCAACGGCATCCAGGCCACTGTTGCTGATGCGCTGTCGCAGGTCGGGGTCAACGATGCGGCCTCCATCAACCGCTACACCGACCAGGTCATCCAGGCGGGTGGAGGCGCAAACATGCGCCCCGAGCAGATCGCAGAAGCGATCCAGTCGGCACAGCAGCGCACCAACCTCATCGGCCGCATGAGTGGGCTCCAGGGCGGCGCCCGCGATGCGGTCTTCACCGACGCGATCGGCACCGCGGTGCGCGGCCGGAACCTTGGCCTCGACCCGAGCGAGTTCACCGAACTGCACGGGATGCTCGGCAGCCGCGGCCTGACTGAGTCCGACCGCGCCGGGCTCGAGACGTGGTCCGTGGGCGCGCAGGATCGCGGCGCACTCGACATCTCGACGCTCCTGCGGCAGTCCAAAGCCGCGATCACGCAGCGCATGGCCGCCGCCAGCAACGCGCTCCCTGCGAACGCGACGCGCGAGCAGCGCTCGGCAGCGGAGGCCGGGGCGTTCCGTCAGGCCGTGGCCGAGGTCGAGGTGCTCAAGGACGCGGGCATCAACGCCGGCGTGGGGTCCAACGCCATGGCCACCTACGAGCGCGTGCTGAGCAACACCGGCACCCAGGCCAAGATGAGGGAGAACATTTCGCACATCCCCGACCGGGCGCTCCGGGCGCGCGTGACCGAGACCCTCTTCGACGCGAACGGCCTGCGAGAGGGGCTCACCAACCCGCTGATGTTCACCGGCGCGCTCCTGCACGCCGGGATGACCGACCCTACGGCCACGGCCAACATCTTCGCCGGGACCGGCGCGGGCAACCCGCAGTCGCTCGCTGCGAACGTCCGCCGGATGCAGACGGCGCTGCAGGGGCGCGACGCCGACAACCGCAGCGGCGTCGACCGGGTCGGCGCGTACCTCGCCCCTGGCGTCGCGATCACCCCAGAGGAAGAGGCGCGCCGGGCTGCGATGCGCCGCAGCCTGGGCGTCAACGTCGCCGAGGGCGAGTCCGTGCGAGGGATGACCAACACCCTCGGCCACGGCACCCAGGCGAGCATCTCCGACGCCGCGGCGCGCGCCGCGCGCACCAACCCCCTCGGCATGGTCGCCCTGGGGGCGTCCGTCCCCGCGCTCGGCGCGCTCGTGGCGAAGGTCCCCGGCGCCGCCAACGTGCTGGGTGGGCTCGCGCTCATGAAGTCGGTCGTCACGGGCACAACGGTGGACGGCACGCAGCTCTCGACGGGTGACCGCGTGCGTCGCGGCGTCGGCTACGCGGCCGGCGCGGCGGTCGCCGCGGCCTCCCCCTTCCTCGCGGCCCCGATCGCGGCCATGGCGCTCATGCCCGGCCTCATGGACGTGGGCCGGGTTGGCACCAACCAGTTCCGCGGGTCGGGGATGCGGGAGGCGGTGGGCCAGGGGATCACGCGCGCGTTCCTCGACGCGCTCCCCGACAGCATCGCTCGCGCGATCAGCCGCGCCACGATCACGGTCACCGTCAGCCCGACCGAGGGCGTACACCGCGAGACCGCCCACGCCGGGAACGGCGGTCGCTGATGACCATCGACGCGCTCAAGGAGCACCTCTCTCCGTTCGCCTTCGAGGGCGTGGAGTTCCCGGGGCTCGACACCTCTCTCGTCGGCGGCCACGACTCGGCCAAGCACGCGGGATACCGCCAGCGCGGCGCCGACGTCGAGACCACCGGTCCGAAGGCCAAGGTCATCAAGGTCAAGGTCCCGCTCTACAACAGTCTGCGCTGGCCCACGCCGCTCTTCCCGGGCGTCTACGCGGACCTCGTGCGGGTGCTTGATGCGCGTGGCGAGGGCCTCCTCACGCACCCGACGCGCGGCCTACTCACCGTGCACGTCGACGAGTGGACCGAGCAGATCGACGGGAAGACGAAGGACGGGCTCACGCTCGAGATCACGTTCACCGAGCAGCGGGGCGAGGCCACGCTGGTGGACTTCAACACCCCCGCTGCACCCGCCGACCTCGCGATCGCTGGGGCAGTCGCCGTCGAGGCCGCCGCGGTCGAGCTCAGCCTCGTCGACCGCTTCCTCGGCTTCGTCGACGACGTGACCGCCGTGATGGACGAACTCGCCTCGGCGGACGCCTCCATGACGCAGGCCATCGCCACCGCCGACGCCCTCGTGCGCCGGTGCGAGGAAGATCTCGCGGACCCGGCGTTCGCCGCATCGCAGTACTTCCCCCTCCGGAGCGCCCTTGGGGCCACCACTGCGGCCGTCGTGGCGCGCAGGGCCGAGCGCGCCGGGGACCAGCCAGGAACCTTCCGTCTGCCGGTCGCCATGTCGATCGCGGAGGTGGCCGCGCACCCGGACGTCTACGGTGACGCCTCCCGCATGGGCGAGCTGCTCGAGGTCAACGCCCTCGCCGACCCGAGCGAGATCCCCGCGGGCACCACGCTCCTGGTTCCGGTCTGATCATGGCGCAGTCGCACGAGGTCGAGCTCACCATCGGCGGGCGCTCGCTGACGGCCTGGGACGAGGTGGTGCTCACACACGACCTGCTCACCGCAGGCTCGGCCCTTACGGTCACGCTCTGGCGCGGCCGGCAGACGCCCGCGATGGCCGCGCGGGCCCGACGCGTCCTCACCCTGTTCGCGCCGATGGAGGTGCGCGTCGACGGGGCGTTGCAGTTCGTTGGCACCGTCGAGCGGGTGCGGTCTGGCGCCGACCGCGAGGGCGCCAAGCTCATCGTCTCGGGCCGCGACCTCTCGGCGGCGATGCTCGTGTCCGACGTCGACCCGCGGCTCTCGCTGCACGACCTCACGATCGCTGAGGCCATCACCCGGGCCGTCGCCCCCCTCGGCCTCCCGCTCGTTGTCGCCGCCACGGCGGCCGATGCCCGGGCCATCTCTGCGGGGCGCGCCCACCCTCGCGGCACGCCCAAGCGCGACACCCGCCGCGCCCACGTCGACCAGTGGAAGCCCCGGCCCGGCGAGAAGATCTGGGCGTTCTGCGAGCAGCTCGCGCGGCGTCACGGGTTCCTGCTCTACGTGGGCCCCACGGCCGCGGGGCAGGGGCTCATCCTCGACAAGCCCGCCTACGACGCCGAGCCCCTCTACGACCTCACCCGGATCGCGGTCGGCGACGGGTACGAGGGCAACCTCCTCGCGGGCTGGGAGGACACCAACGGCACCCAGGTCCCCACGGCCGTGACGGCGTACGGGCACACCTCGCTCCTCGCGGGCGAAGACGCCCGGTCCGAGGCGCGCCAGGAGAACCTCGCCCTCCAGAGTGACCGGGTTCAGTCGGCCCCGGCGCCGCGCCCGCGGTACGTGCACGACCCGCGCGTCCGCTCGCTCGACCAGGCGCGCCAGCGAGCCCGCAGCGAGATCGCACGGGCCAACCAGCAGCTCTTCGCCTACGAGGCGACGGTGCAGGGCTGGGGGCAGGCGCCCTTCCTCTATGCGATCAACGCGACTGCCAACCTCCGGGACGACCTCGAGGGGATCCGCGACCGGCGTCTGATCACCAAGGTCGACCTGCGCCGCTCCCGCACCGGGGGCCACACGAGCACGCTCTCACTCTCGCCGCGCGGCACGATCGTCCTGGAGCCCGAGTCATGAGCTTCCCCCAGAAGGTGGTGCGCGCGGCCTACGGCGCCGTCTCCAAGCTCCTCGAGCTCCAGCTCCGGGGCGTCGGCAACGAGGCTGACGACGACACAGCGGCGCCGACGGACGCCGCGGCGTTCCCTCAGTCGATGGGCCTGGCGGTGCTGCCCGTGATCGCCGCCACCCTGCGCGCCCACGTCGAGCAGGGCGGCGACGAGCCGTACGTCAAGAGGCTCTGGGACAAGGCCCGGACGCCCACGGACCTCGTCGCGGGCGAGACCCGCCTCTACGCCGTGGGGAACATCGCGCGGATGCTGCGGCTCCTCACGGACGCCGCCGTGCTCGAGGCGCCGTCGATCAAGCTCGGTGCCGCGGCAACGAAGAAGGTCAACCGCGAGGGCGACGCGGTCGACTGCGGGACGCTCACGTTTGCGTTCACGCCCGGCTCGGCTGCGGCGCTCAGCATCACCTACACGCCGCCCGCGGGCAGCGGCGCAGGGTCCACGGTGCTCGCCGCCGGGTCGGGCGACATCTCGCTCATCGGGCGCACCGGCCCCGGCTCCAACAAGGTCCGCGCGGAGGATTGATGGCCACCGTCGCCCGCTTCATCGACCCCGTGACCGGCGACGTCGCCCTCGACGGCCGCACCTGGCAGCGCGCGCTCACCCCCGAGCTCGCGATCGTCGTGAACGTCCTGCGCACCCCGCTCGGCTCGGCCGGCCGCGATCGCACCTACGGCGTCGAGGAGGTGGACAACGAGACCCCCAACGCCGTCGCTCGCTGGAAGGCCGCCGTCGCCGTGGCGTTGAAGCGCTGGGTCGACCGCGGCACGATCCGCGAGCTCGTCGTCGAGGCGCGCACCGAGGCCGCCCCCACCGGCACGGTGCTGCGCTCCACCGTCACCTTCCGCGGGCGCGATGGGCGCTCGCAGTCGATCGAGATGGAGCGGTAGGCTCGAGCTGGCGTTCCGGTATGCTCGGCCGATGGACAAGCTCGACGGGCTGATACATTGGGCGAGCGGCATCGATCGTTCTGCACAGTTCGAGGTCATCCGCCGACTGACGGCGATCGCGCCGGGGGCGATGATCGCCATCCCGAGCGAAGTGAACGATCCGAAGCGGTCTCCTGCCGCCGCCGTGCTGAACGAGCTCGCTCGCTGGTCGCCGACCCCGCTTCAGCGCGACGGGCTCTTCCTTGCCCTAGCGTCGTGGCTCGACGTGTTGATGCGTGTGGACGGGGCAACGTTTTCAGAACAGATCCAAGGCGTCCCGATTCGCGCGGCGACCGGGTCCGCTGCCCCGGTCACCGACGAGGTGCTCGCTGCCTTCATGCCTCACCAGATGATGGCCGCTGCCAAGGCGGCGAACCAATGGGCCAGCGCGGTCGGTTCGTGGAAGGAGTTTCGCCGTGGAGCGACTTGAGCGGGTGTCGGAGATCGAGATCGGTGCCTTCCTGGCTCGCTGCGCCTCGGGCCGCGCGACTCCCGACGACGAGATCGTCCAGGCGCTGTCCTGGCGTATGCCGTGTCTCCTCGCCGAGTTGCTGGCGCTCTCGCCGGGGCAGCGCGCGAGGCTGCTTGCGTCCCTCGCCGCGCCCCGAGTTGCCGCGCCCGCCATCGCCTCCGCCGCCTGACCCCGCGCGGTCTTCGCAGCCTCTGTCCCCAGGACAACACCCATGCCCTTCACCCCCCGCATCGCCGCGACCATTCGCGACGCGCTCCTGGCCGACTGGCGCGCCCGCTACCTCGCGCTCTCGCCCCCGCAGGACCTCTCCATCGAGGAGGGCAGCGACGCGTACAACGCCGCCGATGCGTGGTCGAAGTCGTTGGAGCCGACGGAGTACCTCGCGGGACAGGCCTCGGCGCGGGTGCTCGTGCGCGGGCAGTTCGGCACGGAGCTGGACACCTCGGCGTCCGACGACGGTACGCAGCGCAAAGCCGCGACGGCCGCGCAGCTCTCCGTGCCGGTGACCGGCCCGGCGATCAACGGCACCACGGCGACCAACGGCGCCACCCTCTCATCGTCCGACGGCCTGCGCTTCGTCCCGATCGACCCCGATACCGGCGCCGCCCTCACGTCCGTCACCGTGGATGGCAGCGCTCAGGCGACCCTCACCGTCGAGTGCACGACCCTCGGTACCGACGGGAACCTCCCGACGCCCACGACGCTGACCTGGTCGACGGCGCCCATCGGCTTCGCGGCCACTGCAGCAACCAGCGGCATCACCCGGCAGGGCACCGCCACAGAGAGCGACACCGCGCTCCAGGCCCGGCTCATCGAGCGGCGGCAGGCGCGCCCGGGCAGCGGCAACCCCGCCGACGTCCGCCAGAAGCTGCTGGAGTACGCCGGGGTCGACGAGGTGTTCGTGCACCCGTGCATGGCGCCCGACGGCACCTACGCGCTCGGCTGCATCACCGCGGTGGTGCTCGGCCCCGCGGCGGGCGACTCGACGGCGCCAGGGATCTTCTTCGACGCGCCGACGGGCTCGCCGCGCACGCAGGCGCTGATGAAGCGCTTCCTGCTGGGGGAGGTCGACGCCGACGGCGAGGAGATCCTCGAGGCGGAGCGGGAGGGGTTCCTCCCGGCGCCGATCCACCCGGACAACGTAACGGTGGTGTCGCCTGGAACCGTCGCGTCCGAAGTGGTCGTCACGGTCACGACCTCCGTCGACTACCCGCCGAGCTTCGTCGGGAGCTACGTCGTGGCGGCCGCGCCCGCGCCGACGACCACGACCTTCTCAACGACGACCCCGATCGACGGGACCGGCCCGGGGAAGATCGAGCCGGACAACATGATCGCGATCAACGTGAGCACGCCCGCGAAGCGCGGGGGGTTCACGCGGGGGAAGGTCCTGACGGCGGCGGGAACGAGCGTGATGCTGGCCGAGGCGCTCCCGGCCGCGCCAGTCGCCGGGACCACCATCTACCCGACCACGGCCGCATGGCAGGGCATCCGCGACGCGGTGTTCGCGACCTTCGACGCGCTGGGCTCTGGCAACCCAGTCATCATGCCGTCGCGGGAGCAGCGGTTCCCGGCCGAGTCGTGGGGGCGCCCTGCCACCATCCGCGCCTCGCAGCTCATCGCGGCGATCATGGCCGTCCCTGGGGTGACCGACGTGACCGTAACGATCAGCGGGGGCACGGGGGCGACCGGGTCGATCCGGCACGTTGTCTGGCTCTCGACGCTGACGATCGTGCCGGGGTGATCATCGCGGGCACGACCACGACGTTGTCGTGTCCGCGGCGCAGTTGCAGAAGCTCTGAACCATGGTGGGGCTGGTTCGGTACGTCCCGCACCGCTGACACGCCAGCGTGTTGGCGGCATACCGCTGAAGCAGCATCACGTCGGGCGTGCGCGAGGCCACGCACCGGGCGGTGCCCTGCCATGTCCGCTCGCTTGAGCTGAAGTGGCGATCCTGAAGCGTCAGGCAGTACGCGTTGAGCTCCGCACTGCCCGCGCTGTCCTCGGTCCCGTCGCAGTTGTCGTCGAACCCGTTGCATCGTTCCGTAGCCCCGGGATGGCGGTCGCGGTCGGTATCGTCGCAGTCCATCCCTCCGCACGCCGGGATCGTCGCCCCGTCCCCATCGGCATCGCAGGCCACGCAGGCAGATGCGAAGCACCCACGGCCCGCAGCGCACGCTGCCCCGCAGGCGCCGCAGTTCGCCCCGCTGCTCCGCAGGTTCGTCTCGCAGCCGTTGGCCGGGTTGCCGTCGCAGTCGGCGAGGCCTTCGGAGCACACGCCGACCCCGCAGCGACCACTGAGGCACGCTGCGCTCATCGCGCCAGCGGGTGTCACGCAGGCCACGCCGCAGCAGTTCCCGACCGTGGCGGAGGTACATCCAGCCGGAAGAACGTCAGCGGGCACGTCCACTCCCACGTCCCCCGGCCCGGCATCGGGCAGCGCGGGCCGATCCTCGCCGACGTCCGCCGCGGGCGCGTCCCCGCCACCGGCGTCGATCGCCACGCAGGCCCCGCCGCTGCACACCGTCCCGACGCCGCACGCGCTCGAGCAGGGGCCCGAGTCGGGGAGCAGCACAGGGTCAGCGGCGCAAGCGGCGAGGGTGAGGCAGAGCAGGAAGAAGGATCGCATCCCCGGACGGTAGCTCAGCCAGGCGCCGAACGAACAACCCACGGAGACCGAGAACATGAACATCGAAGCCCAGGCCCGATCCGCAGCCGTCGCGACCACCGCGTGCCGCTACCTCCGCCCCGTCGTCGAGCGGCGGGTGCTTCGCGCCCTGCGCGCCGCGGTCCGCAACGGCCAATCCGCCGAGCGCATCGCCGCGCTGGCCGCGGCCCTCACGGCGCTGAAGGGGTAAGCCCCCTACGTCGCGCGGCTGCCCTTCGGGGTGACCCCGGCGCAGATGCGGTCGACTTCCGTGACGACGTCCGCTGGCGCCCTTGGGGGCGCACCCCGCTTCGCATCGAACGCGGCCACCGCGAGCACCGCCCGGATGCGTGCGGAGACGACATACTTCATGTCGCCCGGCACCTCGATCTTCTCGCCCACCGATGCCTGTAGGTACGCGGACAGGTAGTGGCTGAACTCTTCTTCGCTCATCGGGAATCACCTCCGATCCGACGGTAAAGGCGGCGGACAGAGCTCCCAAGGCTCCCCGCGCTGCTCTCTAGCCTCCGCAGGAGCTCTCCCATGAACATCCTCTCCACCGCCCCCACGCGCGCCGGCGCCGCCGGGGATGTCGCCCGCCGCCTCGCCTACTGGATGGGTCCGGCCATCCGCGCGGCGGACAGGGCGGCGGACCTTCGCTGCGCGCTCGGCCGCAGCCGCTCCGTCCACGCTCCCGTGGTACAGACCCCGCCCTCTGGTACGCTCCCGTGATCGAGGCCTCCTGATGACCCTGCCCCTCACCAAAGCCGAGCAGCTCTACAACGAGGCGGTCGCGCGTCTGAACAACGAGTGGGACGTCATCGATCCGTTCACACTTCGCCGGTGGCTTCGGGATGGCCGGGGTCTACTGGACCACGCTGACGACTTTGGGCGGTGGCAGCTCTGGACGATCATCGGACACTGCGAGTTGCGACTTGCCATGGTGGCCCCGAGCGCGCGCGCCCGGCTGGAAGCCGCTCACGCCGCGTACGAAGAGGCGCACCGCATCCGGCCGTCGAACCCGCACTCCATCGTCGACGTGGGCCGTGCTCTTGGTCATCTCGGCCGACCCCGGGAGGCGCTCCCCTACTTCGAGCGGGCCGAGCAGATCTACGCGCCGGACTCGGTGGAGCGGGTCATCGTCCAGGCGAATCTGGCAATGGCCCACTACAGCCTGGAGGATTCACCCCGCGCCAACGTGTTTCTTCGGCGGGCGATCAAGAGCGTCCGGCCTGACGATGCGCACACGCTCCTGCAGCTCGCTCAGACGGCGGCGCAACTGGGGCACGAGGACGACGCGGCGGAGATCTTCGTGCGGTTTCTCGCGGCATCGCAGCGGCGCGAACGAGGCGACGCACCGGCGGCGGACGTGATCCGGCGCACGCCGTCCGAAGTGATGCTGCGCGCTGTACGGGCGAATGCGCTTCGGGATGCGCTGGTCAACGTGCTCGCACGCGCTGAGGAGCCCATTCCCGACGACATGGCCACGTCCGCGGAGCGAGTGCTGTCGCCGGAGGGCTGGGCCCGCTTTGAGAGTTTGGTTGAGGCGTGAGCGCGGCCATGGAGGTGCGACGGCTGCTCTCGAAGGACATGATTAGCGACTTCAGCTGTGGCACGTCGGCGCTGGACGACTACCTCTCGAAGCACGCGCGCGAGAGCGCGGGTCGGCAGTGGAACGCGACGTGGCTCGCGATCGACACCGAAGGCGACGACGCGATCGCCGGGTACGTGACGATGGTCCCCGGTTCGGTCCGAAGCGCGCTCCTGAAGCCGCTCATACCCCGGCTCCCGGGATATCCCGCGCCGGTGCTGCTGCTCGCGAAGATGGCCACAGACCTCCGGTTCCGGGGTCGGGGCGTGGGGACCCGGCTCCTGCGGGAGGTCTTCCGTGCGGCCCTCACCCAGGCCGAGCAGGTCGGCTGCGTGGGCGTGTTCACCGACGCCAAGCCCGATGCCGTGGCGTTCTACGACCGGCAAGGGTTCGTGCTGGTCGAGGCGCCCCAGGCAGAGGTCGGCACGACGGCGATGTTTCTGACGATGCCCGCGGTCCGGGAGCGGCTCGTGGCGCTCGCCGACGCGCCCCAGTAGTCCCCGCGGCGCTGCCGTTCCGACTGCCCGTCCCTGATCCCTCCGCGGCCCGTCGCCCCACCTGGCGCGCGGGCCGCGCTCGTTCTGGAGCCCCCATATGACCCAGTCCCTCCCATCCGGCTCCACCGCGGCCGACCGGATCGCCCGTGAGCTCGCCCGCCTCCGCGGCCCAGAGATCTCCCCCTCCGACGGCACCCTCGTCGCTGAAGACCTCCGCGCCCAGGGCGGCGCCGCGGCCCTGGCGCGTGCGACGATCCAGCGAGCGATCGCCCAGGCCCACCCGAGCACCGCGACCGACCTGCTGCCGGAGCTCGAGGCAGAGTACGGCCTGCCGAGCGGGTCCGCGCTCTCGACCTCCGCGCGCCAACTGCGGCTCCTCGCGAAGTACCGGGCGCGGGGCGACGGCTCGCTGAACGCGCTCGCTGTCACCGTGCGGACGCTCGTGCCGACGGCGACGCTGCTCGCCATCGCCGCAGCCGCCGTGGCGGACACCGCCCCCGACGCGGTGTTCAACCTGGTAGTGCTGGTCCCGCTCGCCACCATGGACGACGCGAACGTCCTCGCCGAGCTCGACGCGCTCCTCGGCCAGCAGGTCACCAGCTACGCGAACTGGACCTACGGCCGCGGCGCGGGCCCCGACATCGACCCCTTCCTCTGCGACCGCACCGACTCGCAGTGCGACGTCGACCTCCTCGCCTCGTAGCCCCCTCCACCGATCGGAGCCCCCATGTCCGGAGCCGCCTTCAGCGCAACCCCGAGGTTGCAGCAGCCGGTCTCGCCTGCGCTTCCGCAGGGTGACCCGAGCAACCTCGCCCTCGCCCGCGAGCTGCTCGACAACCGTGCGCTCTTCCTCGCGGTGGCGCGCGGGCACTCCCCCGGCGACGTCCGCGTCACCGTGGGCGGAGACGCCGCGGCGCCCTCGCTCGCCGTCACCGACGCCGAGCCCGTCCCTGTGCGCGACGAGGACCTCGTGTGGCGCGCGGCCGGCCCCCTCGCAGGGACCGTGCTCCCGGGCGCGCTCGCCGCCTCCACGATCCACTACCTCTACCTGCGCTCGGCGACGGACGGGACGATCAGCTACGTCGTCTCGACGACGGCGCCGACGACGGGCAGCTACCGGGCCACCGGGGACGAGCTGCAGCGCCACGTCGCGACCTTCGCCACGGGCCTCCTCGGCTTCCCCCTTCCGGCCGTGGTGGGCACGCGGAGCGGGAAGTACATCGCGAGCGGCAACCGCAACGAGCTCTACGTGCTCAACAACGCACAGGCTACGAGCTGGGCCCCGGTCGACCTCTCGGCCCTGGTCCCGCCTTCGGCCACCACGGCGTGGGTCATGGTCCGGGCCTACCGGGCCGCGGCGGATGCGGGCGTTCGGGAGGTGCAGCTACGCCGGGCCACGGCGGATGCGGGCTCGTTCATCGCCGCTGCGGCGCACCCATCGAGCGCGGGCGGCATCGACATCGACACCTACGACGAGAAGCTCGTGGCCATCCCGCTCACGGCACAGGCCTTCGAGTACCAGCTCAACGCGGCCGTCACCGTGGGCGCGCCCTACGGCGCTCGCTTCATCGTCGTGGGGTGGGAGTAGGCCATGCAGCGCGCAGGAACCTTCGCCCGCGGGAGCCACATCCCGGGAGCCACGCTCAACCGCATCCAGGACGAGGCGGCGGGGCTCAAGACCGCCACCGGCACGGTCACGGGCACCGTCGCCCTCGCCGGTCGCGACGGCCGCTACTGGTCGTCTCCCGACGCGGGGGTGGCGGACGGCGCCATCGCCGTGATCGATGCCTCACGCGACTGGAAGAGCCACCGGGTGCGGGGCACCTTCGTCCGCCTGACTGCAGCCGACCAGCGCCTGCATGGCGCCGCTGCCTGGAAGCGAAACGACCCCACGCAGGCGATCGCGGTCCGCTCCTTCGACGACGGCTGGACCGGCGTGAACACCGTCGCGATCGCCGCGGCTCCCGTGATCGGTGCGGGGGTCTTCGCGATCATCCTCGACGAGCTCGGCGATGGTGTCGACCGCGTCTTCCTCTACGCCCGCGAGTCGGACGGCGCGCTCTGTCTCTTCAACGACACCGGCTCCGCGCTGCACGCGGAACTCGACTACGAGGCCTCGGGCGCGAGCACGTCGACCGCGACGGCGCCCACCGTCCCCGGGTTCCTCTTCGGCGACCTCGACACCACCGACGCCACCTGGACGACGGTGCCCGGGTGCAACGCGACCCTCGCGCAGTCCTCGACGGTGACCTTCCAGGGGATGGTCTCGGCCATCCGCGACGACGGCACCGAGGGCGGGAGCTGGACCTTCACGGCGCGCGCTCGCCGTCCCGCGAGCGGCGTCCCGGTGATGGGCACGGTGCTCTTCGGGCTCGTCGATGCCGACGACGCGACCTGGGACGTGCGGGTGCAGGTGAGCGGCTCGGACGTGGTGGTGCAGGTGATGGGCGCGGCCGCGAAGAACGTGACCTGGCGCGCTGAGATCCAGACGACGGAGGCGGTGATCTGATGGCCAACCGATACGCAGCAACCAGCGCCACCCCCAACACCGACGTCGACAGCCTCGGCGGGGGCGCGACCCCCGACACGATCACCCCAACGCTCACGCCCGGGGGCTGGACCTCGGGGCAAAACACGGTGCTCGTCACGGTGACAGACTCCCTCGGGGCTCCGCGGATCGGGACGCCCGTGCGCCTGACGCACACGTCCACGGGCGGAGCGTACAGCGCGCCCACGCTCAACCTGGGCGTGCAGCTCGCGGCGCAGCAGAACGCGGCGAACGACGGCGGTCACCTGCTCGCGGTGACCGACTACCTCGGGCGGGTGCAGGCGCTGTGGAATTCCCCCACGGGCACCACCACCACCGTCACCGCGGTGGTGCTCTCCGAGGCCCCCGCCTCGCTCACCCTCACCCCCTTCGTGTCGCCGTGACCCCCCAGCTCGTCCAGATCGCCATCGGGCTCATCGGCGCGCTCCTCGGGATCGCGGTCACCTGGGGCTCGCAGCGCCGCACCGTCGACCAGCTCACCGAGGCCGTGAAGGAGCTCACGAAGAAGATCGAGCTCATCGCGGCGCTGGAAAAGGCCGACGCGCTCCACGCCCAGGAGGCTGTGCACCAGCGCGAGGCCTACGCGCGCCTGGAGTCCCGCGTCGACCGCCTCGAAGAGCGCGTCTCGTCGCTGCCCCGCTGACCCCTGCGGGGGTCTGCCGCCTTTCTGCCACCCGAAGGAGCCCTTCCATGTTCTCGACCATCCTCCACGCCCTCACCGCCTTCGTCGCCGCACACCCCGGCGGCGCCGCGTGGCTCGCGGCCACCCTGCTGGCGATCTACCGCACACGCACCCCGGCGCAGTGGGTCGCTCTCGGCGAGTCCAAGGCGCGCCTCCAGGGCCTCTTCAAGATGGCGCGCGGCGCGGGCTTCGACCCGACCCGCGTGCTCGACGGCGCCGTGCAGACCATCACCGGCCATCGCATCCCCGACCCGCGGGAGCTGGTGATCGCCTCGCAGGCCGCCGAGCTCGCGCAGCTCCGCGCCGAGCTCGCGGCCTACCAGCGCCGCGTCGGCGAGTCGCACGCGGTGACGCAGCCGATGGGTGATCCGACCGCACAGGCCAGCGGTTCGCGCGCGGGCAGTCCGCCCAGCTTCGACCCGCAGCAGCGCCAGACGATCGCCCCCGAGGTCGCCGCGCAGCTCGCTGACGAGGTGGTCCCCCGCGACCCATCCGCCACCCGCTGACCTCTCCCGCTCTTACTCACCCACGTAAGGAATCCACGCCCATGAAGAAGCTCATCCTCCTCGCCTTCCTCGCCGTCGCCTCCCTCGCGAGCTGCACCCCGCCGCCCCCGCCCGCCGACGGCGGCGTCCCGGTGGTCACCCCCTCGGACTGGACGCGCACCGCGCACCTGTCCGTCACCGTCGGCCGCGGCCTCATCGTCGTGGCGCGGCCCATCGTCGAGGCCCTCGCCGTCGACCCGGGGCGCACCCGCGCCCGCCGCGCCTTCGACGCCGCCGACCAGGCGCTCCTCGGGCTCGACCACGCGCTCTCGGCCTACGAGGCCCGCGGCGGCGACCGCTGCGCGGCCTACGCGGCGACGGGCGGGGCGATCGTCGCGCTGCACGAGCTCGCGCAGGTGCTGGCCGACAACGGCATCGCGCTGGGGGTGCCCCTCGGTCGCGTGGTCGACCTCGTTGCGTCGGTGGCGGACACGCTGGTCCCTGCCTGTCAGGTGGATGCTGGCTTCGCGTCGGCGGGCGGCCGGGTCAACGGGCAGCTGCGGGCCATCGAGGATGCCGCTCGGCTGCGGGGCGTGATCCTGCGGCGGGACCTCGACGGGATCGCGCCGGCGCTCGACGGGGGTGTGCGGTGAAGGAGCATATCCTCCAGTTCTTCGCGTGGTCGCACCTCCCGGAGCGCCTGCAGGCCGTGTCGCGTCCGTTCGGTGAGTTGGCCGATACCATCGTCGCGACGCTGCCGCGGAACCCCGAGCGAACCGTCGCGCTCCGCAAGCTCCTCGAAGCGAAGGACGCTGCTGTGCGCGCCGCGCTCGCGAAGGAGGATGCCTGATGGTCGCCATCGACCTGCGCCGCACCTGCCCCGTCACCGTCGTCGAGGACATCGACGCGCCCGGCACCGCGCCGGGCTCCATCGAAGTCCGTGGCGCGGGCACCGAATATGGCGGCTACGGCTACGCCTGCCCGGGCTGCGGCTCGCTCTCCTTCCTCGCGATCGGCTCGGAGAACCCGTCGCCGCGCTGGCGCGTCACCGCTGGCGACGTCGCGAAGCCCGAGACCGTCTCCCTCTCGCCGTCGATCCTGCACAGCGTCGAGCGCGGCGGCTGCGGCTGGCATGGCTACCTCACCAACGGAGTCCTCGCCCCATGCTGAACACTCCCCGCGCCCTCGGCTGGCACCCGCCCGAGTCCCGCGGTCGCGCCCCTCACCAGGGCCTCCGCGTCGCCACCCCAGGCGGCTTCGCCGCGCTGCGCCCCGAGGTGCTGCTCGAGCACCTGCCGCCGGTCTACGACCAGGGCTCCGTCGGCTCCTGCACCGCGCAGGCCCTCGCGTGCGCCGTCGAGGCGCTGCTCCCGCGCGCCGGGTACGCGGCCGAGCGGCCCGACCGCGCGATGCTCTACCGCCGCGAGCGCGACATGATCGGCACGCCCTACGAGGACTCCGGCGCGATCCTCGCCGACGGCGTCGAGGCGCTGCGGCGCGGCTGGGAGCCCGAGGCCATCGAGCCCCCGCCCTTCTTCGACCGCAGCTGGCGCGAGCAGGCACCCACCCTCCCGGCGACGGCGCCGCGGCTGGTGTCCGCCGAAGCGCTCGACTTCGACGCGTTGACGATCGCGACGGAGCTGGACGCGGGGCACGTCGTCGTGGTCGGGCTCAGCGTCACCGAGCAGTGGTCTGCGGCCTGGGGCGTCGAGGCGCTCCCGGAGCCCGGCGGCCGGGTGATCGGCGGGCACGCCGTGGCGCTGGTGGGCTACAGCCTCCCGCGCCGCTGCTGGGTCGTGCGCAACAGCTGGGGCCCGCAGTGGGGCACGGGTGGCAGCGCGCTCCTCCCGTGGGCATGGACGGAGATGCCCTGGTGCGGCGAGGCGCACAGCCTCCGCGCCGTGCGGAGGGCATCGTGAGGCGCGCCCTCGTGCTGGCGCTCCTGCTCTCGGGCTGCGCCGACGCCGTGCGCATCTCCGTTGCCGCGGGCCGGGTGGTCTGCGGCGCCCTCGGGTGCCCGTGCACGTCGGCCGCGTCGAGCGGCGGCGCGCTGCTGGGCTTCGACGTGTACCCCGACGGCGGGGTGCGGCCGGTCTACGCGGGAGAGGGACGATGAACATCAACACCGTGATCGAGTCGGCCGAGAGCGTCGTGCAGGAGCAGCTCCGCAAGAGCGCTCCGCCGCGACCGCTCACCCGCCGCCACGCGCTCACCCTCTGGTCTGGCGACGGCCTGCCCTCGGCCGTGCAGGTCGCCACGCCGCTCCTGCTCGACGCGCGCCCCGCCGTCGTCCAGCTCCATGCGGGGCCCCAGGGCCTGCGCGACCACCTGCGCGCCGCGGCCTTCCGCGTGCGGGCGACGCTCCCCGACGTCGCGCTCTGGGTGGGCGTCGCCTGGGACGGCTGGGTGGACGAGGTCACCGCGGCGACGGTCGACCGCGTGATCGAGCGCGTGTACCTCCCGGCGGCGAAGGCCGCGCGGGACATCGGCGCCGAGCTGCTGGTGATCAACTCGGAGGCGGCGGGCAAGGTGCACCCCAAGGCCGCGCGGCTGCTCGCGTGCGTGGCCATCGACCGCATCCGCGCCGAGTGCCCGGGGCTGGCGATCGGCCACACGGCCTACGACCACCCGCACTACCACCCCGAAGAGCGCGACCACGGCGGGAAGATCGACCCCGACGAGGAGGGCTACCCCTGGTCGGCCTACCTCGGCGGGGCGCAGGCGAAGGCCGCCGGCGTCGAGCTCCCGAAGAGCGGCCCCGTCGACCTCGAGCTGCCGCAGCGGTACGCCGCGCCCGCGAAGCCCGAGGGGCGGCCGCAGCCGATGGCGGGCGTCGGGTCGCTGCAGCGACGCATCGCGGGCTCCCGCGCCAGCTTCGCCCGCGCCGCGGCGCTTGGGTGGATCGACCCGGCCGTCCCGGTGCTCAGCTACGTCCAGGCGCACCACGTCGACGCGCGGGACACCGCGGCGGTCGGGGCCTCGCAGCCGCTGGCGCTCTGGGCGGCGCCGACGCGGCTCGACGACCACGGGCGGCGGGCGCTCCGGGTGCTCTGCGCGGCTGAGCGCGGGGAGCTCGGCGCGGACCTCGGGCAGACCGACTGGCCGGTGATCACCGCCTGGGCGCAGGGGCGCGTCGGGGCCGTGGG